TCACCAACTTCTGCTCTTTTAATCTCTTGGTGGCCTCTGCCTTACCTACAGTAGCTTTAAAAACCTGCTCTAACACAGTCCTATCTTTTCCAAGCACTTCAGATAATTGTTTAGTCAAAGCCTCACTAGGCAACACTCCCTTAATGTCATTCTTCTTTACCGCCACTAATTTGTTTTGAAAACGCTCGATTTCATTTATTTGTTTTATTTGGTCTATCGAAACGTTCTTTAACCATTCCGCTATCTTAGTTGTTAAATTAGCTGGAGAAGGAAAATTACTGGCTAACTCAGTAGAAAAAACATCAGTAAGTTCCTTTATCATTGACGATGTGCTGCCTTTTGTGGCTGCGCCTCGGCCCTTTAAAAACAGCTGTCTTTTTATCGCTTCAACATTAGCTATGTCAAAAGCGAACTGCTTGCCGGACTCTTTTACATTACCGCCTGTAACTAATTTAAAAAAATCTTGCACATGTTTATCAGCACTTTCCCTTACTACCGACCACCTATCTCCTGCCTTTTTGAATTCGTCTGACAGTGTGTTTACAATATAGTTTTGTAAATCAAACAACGAAGATGATAGATCATTTATTCGTTGCTGAATAAGTTGTTTGTGCTTCTCATCGTTCTTACCGTAAACACCTTCGAACTTAAGTTCCAAGCCTTTTTTAGTAGCAGGTAGAGCAACATCAGGATAGGCTTTAACTGACTTTGGGCCTCTCAATTTAGAATTTAAAACATCTATATTCTTAATTAAAGGGTTAGTATTTAGTGGTTGGCCTGCTGTAGATTGTGACTGAACCGGTGTTCGCACTTCAAACTTCTGTTTAGATGCAGCAATAGCATCTGCAGCATCTGCTATTTTCTTCATACTTTCAGAAAATACTTTTTTAAACTCTTGCGGAGAATCACCGACCGCCTTTTGAAATTCATTTATAGAAACTCTAAGCTTATCAGTAAGTTTAGGATCTACATTAGTCAAACCACGACCTGCTGATTCTTTTATAGCCGTTGGGTTTAATTTTTCAACAGCTTTTATAAAAGCATCTCGCTCATCCTGAAAATTCTTCAGTACCCCCTTGTCTGTCTTGTCAGAGGCCACATCAGCCGTTAATTTAGTTAGGACTTCCCTACTTAATTTTTTTAATTGCTCAGTAAGAGCACTTATCTCTTTAGCATATTTAGAAAAATCACTATCAATAGTTTTTGTGGATGGTTTTTTTCCTTCCACCCTATCGACCAGCTGCTTTGTAACTTTTTCTACACGGGTTACAGCTGTAGTAAGTGGTTTAATTTCTTTATCAATACTGACTGTTTTGGTTGCCTTACCTTCTATACCTAATTGATCAGCGGTCTTATTTAATTTATTTATGAAACTATCAATAGCACTTGTAAATTTACCTATGTCTACGTCTTTAGTAACAGCAGTAGCAGTACTAATAGGTTTTACTGATTTATATTGAGCTGATAATTTAGACTGTATGTCTTTTATAGCGGCACCAAGATCATTAACAACACTAATTTGTTCTTTTGTTAAATTTTTAACAGAATCAGACAATTTTCTATAATCATCTGTCAGTGTTTTAGTCTGTTTTTCAAGAGCTTCTAAATTCTTTTTTAGTGTATTAGAAATACCGGCCGAACTCTCCACTGAAGAAGTTGGCCCTGAAAGTTTTTTTATACTATTTTCTGCAGCTTCTATACTTCTCTTTATGGAATTGTACGCTTTACTAGCCTCTTGAACATTCTTACTGACTTCTTTACCAACAGTAGAGTTAATAGCCCTTGTAACAGCGTCAGACAAGAGCTTAACCGCTTCGGGCCCTATAGATACAGAGGTTTTGCTAGACAATTCTCTGGCCAGTCTGTCTATAGAATTAGAAATATGGCTATCCATATTTTTTATTGAGGACTCTAATGATTTAGTATCGCCTGATTTTTTTGTCTTAGTAAGTTCTCTTAGAATAGCATTAGCAGATTCTTTAGAAACATTTCTAACTATTCTTTCAAGATCACTCTTGGAAAACGGTCTATTTGGGGATTTACCTGTAGGACTAGTACTCTGATTTCTTAATACTTTGGAGACGGCAGATGCTAAATGTTTGCTTATTTCGATGGCCAAAGCCTTATTACTTTCTTTAGAGACCTTACCCATCACATCGCCAAGTTTTTTGGCTACTTTGTTTTCATCTATCCCAGTAGATTTAGAAGATACACCAGTATTTTTTCGTGCTGAACCAGCATCAAAAATACTGTGTTTTATGGTATAATCTGCCAAGGGGCACCTCCCTAAATGTTTAATAATACCTTATCTTCGTAATTCCTAACGCCTATCCTATCTATGCCTTTTAGACCTCTTATTTATTGAAGTCTTGTCCTTAATCATTTGTGCTTCTCTTGGCTTAGTATAATCAATATCCTCATAAAGTTCATGAGATCTTGTTACAATAACTTCCTCTTTATTAAAAGCGGATAATTTACCTCTATTACCTATACTACTTTTTTCTCTCTCCGCAGCATCCTCTCTTGACCTTTCCTTGTAATACGCTTGCATGTATGCATCGAGAGCGGCATCATCCTCTATTATAGTATCTGGCGGCCTATCTTTAGGCATCATCTCATAAATACCCTGATAAAAATTAGACCAGTAAGCCAGATTCAACATATCATTTGTATATTGTGATGTCGGTATTCCAAATAAAGGATCCGACACCTTTTGACTAGTAACATATCTAATACGCCATAAGCTATGTCGTGCAAGATATCTTATTACCTTAGTATCAATACCGGCTTTAAAAATTAAAAACTCACCAAAAACAGAGTTCCTAAACTCTAGATCTTTCTCATTTAAGAAATCATCAAGAGCAAGCCAGTATCTTGTTTCATCCTCATTTAAAGTACAAAGCCAACATAAGTATAATGCTCTTTCCTCTTCGGCCTTGCGTTCTGCTGACATAGAAATCTTTGATATATATTTGTAATTCAACTCCTGTATTTGTCTATCAAGACTAGCTATAATATTCTTTAAACGATCTTGTCTGCCCTTAACTCTAGTAGTTTTTCCTAATATAACTTCCTGAGCTTTTTTCTGGGCAAGCAACTCATCAAGTCTATCTTTATCCTTGTCAGTAAATAAATTTCTTTTCTTTATTAATAATTCCAACTCATCAATACGTAAAATACCAGAGTCAATAGCCTTTTTTAATGCATTATCATAAATAATATTAGCCTTTGTAAGTTGCATATTATCTGGTTGTTTAAATAGCAACACAAGACCATCTATACTAAATAGCTCACTAGCAGTAAAAACCCTATTTAAATATCTTTCAACCTCTTCAGCAGTTAAATCCATTATAATTAATCTGTTTCTTCTTTAACAGTTATTTTCTTCTTTCTTGGACTTTTTTTAGAAGTTGTTTTCTTTGGTGTAGACTCTTTTTTTTCAATAGCCTTAGATTTATCTTCCTCAGCGATGGCTTCCACGGCTTTGGCGGCGGCTTCAGCCTTTTTCATAATATCATCTTCAACTTCTTTGATTGCTAAGGCTTCTGGGGTTTTTTCCAAAAAATCGGATTCCAAGCCCTGAAGATACAACATGATTTCATACCGTGCTCTTAAAATTAATTCCTGAGACGCTTTAGAATAATCATCGTACGTCGGCCACAGCCTGCTTCCATCCATATCAGCCACCATACAAGAAGTAAGATAGTCTAACCTAGCATCATCAGCGAGTTGTTCACAAGTATTGCCCATTGGGCCATTCAAACGCTGATTCCACATAAGAACATTATCTCTAGCTTCGGCCACATCTACTGCGAGAGCTCTCTTATCCTCCATAGACTCTGCTAATTCCAAGGCCCAAATCTTTTCGTTCAATTTAGTGGTAAGCTCTTCTGCGCGCTGCTCAAACTCTGGGCCTATTATACCTCGGCGCCGTAATATATCCATCATCTCGGCGCCAGTAGCAATTCCATCTGACAAAGATCTTGTGTAAACAACACTATACTTCCAATCAGCTTCCCTTATATCATTAGCAGTAGGTTGTATTATCATATATTCTTTCCCAGAAACATCTGTAAAGGTTCTCTTATTTACAGCCTCGTCCTTCATAATTTATCCTCCATATCCTCAAATAATTATTTCCTTTTTATCTCAACTACATCCTCGGCCGTAGCCTTAAATTCAACTTTATATTGTGTGTCTACCTTACGGTTTATATTTCTTATACAATTGTTACCCACCCTAAGAATCTTAGACCTAAGTGCTTTAAAATTAGACTCTGGGCAAGCAACTTGAACGTAATCCAATGTTTGCTCAAGCACATCAAACACTTCTTCCCTTATCATGTCCTTAAATTTCTGCATATGCCTGTTTTCAACTACCACGCCTATAATCCTCCCTAAACTATAGGTGGGGGAGGTGTTCCCTCCCCCTAACCTAAATTATTTTACGCATTCCTTCGAATTCTATTTCCACTAGTAATATCAGCAACAGCAACGTCGCCCTTTACAACATACAGGTCATTAATAGAACGGAAACCAAAAGTCTGAGTAGCGTTAGCACCCATATCCAAGGTGTAAGCCTCATCGGTTATCTTCAAATGTTCCACAATAACTGTCTTCAAGGGCCATTCCTGTTCTCCGGCAGCAGCGTAAGTTCCAATAGCACTATCCTGCCAGTAATTCTGGCCAATGAGAGAAGATCCAGTGGCCAACACTCTATCAGCGCCAGTTCCGCCAGCCTCTTCATCGGTCTGAGCATAAATCTTAACAACCAAAACCATATTTTCTTTACCGAACAGATCAGCAAGATCAATGTCATCCAACGTTCCAGCAGCGAATTCAGCATCCTTACCAGCAAAGCGAGCCCAATGCTCTAAGTCACCAGCTGTGGTATCCATAGTAACCGTGACCGGAATTGGAACAGTAAGAGATCTATCATATGGGCCCAAATTACCTAACTGGTTAAGTGGCTCACGAGTAAGGTCTGTGGTAATTGTAACACCAGTAAATCTCCAAGCAATAGCATCTGCCCAAGTAGCCGGTGGATTATCCGGGTCGACCAGATAAACTTCAATCTGACCTTGTCGCAAAGCGCCGACCATGTCCGGCCGGGACGCAGAATCCAAAATGGTAAAATATTTCTGGCTAACAGAAGACGCATAACCATTGGCAGCGTAAACTACCTCTACTCTATCTCCAACAGCAGCTGTAAAACCAGTAGGTAGCGTAATAACACCAGTACCTGCTACCCATCCAGCCGTAGTAGCTGTAGCAGCTCCGGCCGCTATAGTGTAATTAGTCATAGATGAAGCACTTGCATCGTAAATAGAGATAGCAGGGGCTCCGGACGGGGACTTTCTGAGGAATCCAAGCCCACCGTCAGACATAGTAACAACGGTAACACCATCAGTGGCCACACCTTCTAAAGTCACCGTGGTCTGTGTTCCAGATAGTGTGAAGGATTCGTAATTAACAAATCTTCCATCATTGAGTAACCACATCTTCTGGTCAGTTTCAGCGCCATAATTCTCGGTAGCATTAGCTCCGGTAGTATAACTAAGTTCCAAACTATTAATAAAGGCTTCATCCATCCACATAGTCTGGTCAATGTTATCCGCAAGAGTTCCAAGAGAACATTCATCTTGGACAGGGGCCCACAGAGAAACACCAGGTAAATTACCACATGTGATAGCAAAATCAGCCAAACCTACACCATGATAATAATCACCTGTATTTGCTCCGGCTGAATCGACAACAGCTAAATTAGCACCACTCGATGTTGGAGCCAAAAGCATGTCTCTCTTCTCTCCTACAGCTACCTGAGCCAAAACAGCCATAGTACGAACATCACCAAAGTCATTGGTATTCAACGTTATGGCAACAGCAGGCACGTCATCAACCACGTCGACTATGTCCAAGTGACCAAGCTCGGAGATATCTTCAGAAGTAAAAGTCGTAGTACTTCCAAGAGACTGGACTCGATAAAGCACCTCACCATTACACCATACCGATTGTGAGGCATAAATTATTCTATTTCTTGCCATAATGTCTCAATCCTCCTATAATATTAAGAATCTAAATAATTTCAGGTTGGTATTTAATAAAATAATCCAAATTATTATCATTAGATTGAGGCGATCAAATAATAATAAAGCCTTCTCCACACACTAAAGGTGTGTAAATTTTATACTTCTATTAAAAAAGAGGTTAGTTAATTATTAATTTTATCAAACTTCAAATTTCCACAGTCCCAAATTCTATTACAACTATTTTTTGTCTTTATATTGGTTCTTTTTTGGTTTTTTATATACCAATAATTAGGTTTTGTTACACCTACAAAACTAAAACCTAACTTTTTATAGAAATTACCAATTGGCCAACGACGATCTGCATAAGAAAGTAGCCTAAACCAATCATAATTTTCTTCGAAATATTTTAATAGTTTGGATGCAATTCCCACTACCCTATAATTTAACCTTGAACAAAATCTATCTAATTCCCATAAACCTTTATTATCAAACTTATGGCCTTTAGAAATAGAAGGCTTCGAAAATGTCATAACAGAAACTAAATCTTTACCATAAAAAGCACCTAATCTTATTGTGGAATCGGAATCATAACCTCTAAGGTGGTTTTCATTACAAAAAACATACGCTTGTTTAGAATCTATTTCCTTTATTAAGCATTCTCTTGCATAAATGGAGTTATCACATTTATCTAATAAACTAAGAATCCTTGAAAAAACAATATCTTGGTTAAAAACCAACTCATCCTCAAAAACGGTTATTAATTCATAACCCCTGCATTCGCAGGCCGTTAACTTATTCAAATGATAATCTTTATCCTTACCGGTATATTCTGAATGCCAATAAAGACCGCAATACTCTATAGCTATCTTTTTTTCTGGAATTACTATATCCAATTCATAAGGAGAAATTATGGTCCGATCATGTAATAAAACATTTGTAGAACAATGGTTTGTAACAAAACCAATTAAAATAGATTCCTGTATAGACGTTCCCCATTCTTTACACTTTGAACATCTTGAGCCACTTCTATTCCAATTATTCCAAGACACATAATAATCATGACCATTAGGACATATTAAATGTAACTTTTGTCTATTATTTATATAATCTTTAGTAAGTAATTTATAACCCTCTTTCTCTGCTTCAGATTTAATAAAACTAACTGTTTTCTTTATATTACCAGCGCAACTTGGGCACCTACTACCGCACCGCCAATTATTAAAAGTAACACTATGTTTATGCTTTTCCGGGCACACATAATAAAATAGTTGTTTATTGTTTATATATTTATTTGTTAATAATTTATATCCTTCCCTTTCGAAACTTTCTCTTACTTGTTCTATTGTTACAACAGGTCTACCAGCACAATAAGGGCATTCGTGGCCTCTTTTAAAATGATCCCATCTAATTTGATGTCTATGCCCATTTGGACAAATATATTTTAATTTTTTATTATGTTTATAAATCTTAGATAATAATTTATAACCACGGGCTTCAAAATTTTTCCTAATATAGCTTATATATAGCCTATTTTTACCGGCTTCACACAAGCATCTCTGGCCTGATAGCCATTTAGTGAAGGCTACTTCATATAAATGTCCATTAAAACAAATAGATTTAAGTTTTGTATGTGCATTTTTATACTCTTCACTAACTAAAGTATAGCCTTCTGATTCAAAACTCTTCCTAACTTCTTCTATAGTGTACTTCTTAGACATAGGTATAAGTAACCAGATCAAAACTTACTTTCGATCGATAAGCGTTTAGATCACTTAACATAACCTCATTTCTATCCCTCGACATAACTAATGGTAAATTAACATGCCTGGCAACAACATTTTCGAACTCCATATTACCTATTACATGCTCTGCTCGTTGCGTATTAAACAAAGTAGTTAATTTATTCATTGTAGATTTACGACCGTACCATGTGCCATCATATTCCAACATAGTCCCAAACGAAAAATTATATAACGGGGCAGTTTTATTGTATAGAGCATCTACTAACTCATCGACTATATCATTTCTCTCAGCTGGATTCGTTGCAAATATATGTAAATCTACTTTTCTAACTTTTTTCTTACCAGCGCCAAGCTGATAACCAGATGGGTCAGTGCCATGCATATCAATAACTACAACCGGAGGATCGGCCGCCTCCACTGCTGCCCATTCGTCCACCAAACTAATGTAATACCAGTAATAATCTATATATGCCGGAATAACAGAACCATCAGTTATGATTCTACCATCTATATAATCTACCATATAGTACTGTTCCGATATCAACACACCATCAGCATCGTAAACGTTTATCCTATTATACTGTTCAGGAATACCAATTATGCTAGTACCTTTAACATCAGTACCGGACACCAAAACATAAGGATTACATTGGTCAGTACCTGAAATAGTACTATCATCAAGATACACCCAACCCCTACCACGTGCTGTAGGACTGGGCGTAAATCCATCAGGAAATTCGCACCAAGCGGTAAGAGCCTCATAAACCTTGAATTCAGTACTACAGAATTCTTCTATAGCTAGTTCTTGTAAAGGAGCAAACTCCTCTAACTCCATAAATTCAAATAAGGCCACATGTTTAATATAGTAGTAAAGACTTAAATCCTCTTTACGTAAACTTTTCATCAAAGTATCTCCTTTTGAGCTTCCTTAATAGCCTCATCTATCCAACTATTTATATTATTACTAACATATTTATTGGCACCATCAAATATATCTATTGGTGATTGGTTAGAAAATGGAAATCTGACTTCTTTTTCTTTTGGGTAAATTTCTTTCCACCGCTTGGCTACATTATTTGTTAATCTTAACAAATAGATCCGCTCCTTTATACTTACAGTATTGTCAAAAGACCTATCAATAGGTCTCTTACCATACATAGCAACATATTGTTCTTCATCAACTTCTATGTAAATTCCTAGCGTGCCTTCTAGGATATTTTCTATAATTCTCAATCTACCCTGATTCCAATTAAAAGTACTGACTTCCGGGACAATTAACTTAACATAATCACTACCTCTATCTACCCACTTAAATTCGGTCAAGGCAGTAGAAAACTCATCTCTATAATATGCTGGATTAGTACGGGCCCTTCTGTCAGTTACGCGGCCGGTGAGTTCATAATCATATTCTTGTAAAATTATATTCTGAATAGTAGGTATATAATAGGTCTCCAAGTTTTCTATATATATAAGTTTTATATACTCATCTAACTTCTCTACTGCTTTTACAACTGACTTTCGTATTGCCTTTTGCATTATGAATAATCCTTTATGATTTCTCCAGAGTCTATAGATAATTTTTCCGTACTAAAAGCTATTATTATGAGCACCGCTTGAGAACCTAAACCTCGTAATGTTGGGGGTTTTGATAACTTACACTCTACACCATCAACTATTATTTTATCGCTATTTTTAAATAAATCATAATTCTTTGGGTCAGTCTTAAGTCTAACTATCGTACTACCTTCTGTACCGGCAGGAGTATAAGTAATTGAATTATTAGCTCCTCCACTACCAGGATCCCAAGTAACAATACAATCTGCCCAGGTACGTCTTTGAATAGTCAAATACCCTTTACCTCTACAAACAGGACACCGGCCAAATTTAAAGTACTTATATTGAAGCATAGAACCAGGACCTAACGCGAGCTGTTGCTGTAACGCCTCTGTAGGAGTCCACTTACATTTTCCTGTGGAACTATCAGTAAACTTGTCGTAATAACAATTAGTACACTCAAGCTTCCTTGGTTGTTTATACACCTCTACCTTACGACTAAGACCCGAAATAACATTTCTAATAGTTTTTTTGTGTTTTTCTTTAACCCGTTTACTTATTCTGGTTCGATTGATAGCCATGATTAGTCCTCATCACGCCAAAATATTATATTTTTATCCTTATCTCCATCAAAATATCTACATCTATAACCCTTATGGTGATTGCGCTTTCCAGTAGCTACTGCGGCTAGCCCTTTATACGAAACATCACCAAGATCCCTACAAAAATTACGTAACCCAACTACCACATACTCTTTATTATTTGGAAAAGAAACAACATACTTCTTAGATAACCAATTAGATGGGCCTCTATATCTACCTATACGTGCTGCAGACATCTTAAGTTTAGACTCTTCAGAATGACATTTACCTTTATTGGATAAACCTATTCGCTTTTTATGTACAGCAGTGAACTTAGGTAATTTTACACCAGTCTTGGCCGACGATATCTTATTTTTCGTATTTTCAGTATGCTTAAACCCCAAATTACCAGAACCACCTCTGTTCAAATTATAACCATGTTTTCTATCATAAGATTTATATTCATTTATATAACGGATCTCCTCTTCGTCCATAATAACACCATCATTACATTCACATAAAACTGACCAAGTAAAATTAGATTTACCATATTTCAATAAAGCATTTCTGAAGTAAACACAACCGCTGTTACTACAAAAATGATTTGATCTTCTCTGAGACAATCTTTGTACGGTCTGTCCAATATAAACCTTTCCGTTAACCTTATTGGTTGCTTTATATATTATTCCGAAACTCATGTTACTCAATACGGACTCCGGAAATGCCCTGTAGAATAAGGGACCTAATCAAATCATCCAACTGTTTATTTAAATCATCTAACAATTTCTTTCTAAAATTAAATCCAGGCGACGGGTCATAAGTAGTGCCCTCATCCTTTATCAATGCTCCGTCTTCAATAGCGTCGTGCCAATTCTCAGATTGTAACAATCTCTTAGCTGTATATAATATATAAGCTTGAGATGTTACATTAGAACTATTCAACGGAGGTGGTATAGGACAGCTGTTATAGGCTTCGACCAGTTCTCGCGGTGACCAGCGAAACGTATAGTACCAAACATCAATACCGTGTGTATTATCACAAGTACCAGAACAAACAACTTCTGTGGTATTTATACAATTCTCAAAAATAAGATATCTATAGCCATTTATAGTAGGATTAGCTGTTGTATTATACTGCACTCCTCCCATAGTTACACACGTAGGCCATCCCTTTTCATCTAATTCATACGTCATACCATCAGGATGTATAGACGAGGCAGCATCCTCACCGTACTCACGGTTTAGATCTATAGGGTCACCTATCAATCTCCTAATCTCATCCACTACGAGCTGTTCTGCATCAGTCATACTTATTTCAGGCGGATAACAAGGGTCATAAAATAAATCTGCGCCTTCGCCCCTAACAGCCTCACTCCAACCACTAACCACACCGGATGTAGTAGAATTGTAATATCTGGACTGGTACCAATTGTCAGATGTCCCAGTAGAATATTCTGTATATCCAGGCCGTGACTCACCGTTATCCACAGCATAATAATAAGTAGTACCAGTTTCTAGTGTAATATATGAATTATTACTATTAACTACACCCAAATCAGTAAGTGATATAACAGTATCTGTCATTAACTCATTATTAGCTCTCCTTATTTCAACTCTATCATAAACATCTAATACTTGAGATATATTGTCTATTATAACTGTTAGTCTTATTGACATTTTTTATTAACTCCTTTATAAATTTGAAGGTGGCGGAAAAGCACTCATTTTAGGCCTAATATCAGTACTTGAGGCTTTCATATCTGGAGCAGTTGTACCATCCAACTCTACCGCTTTTGTATCTGGAGAAACTGTTGCTGGTATCCTTGTTACTGACATACTAGGCACTGTAGTGTAATCAGGAGCAGTAGCTTTCATACTAGGAACATTAGTTGGATCAGCTTCCATATCAGGCTTGCCTACATCTACCAAGGTCCTTAACGTAGCGCCAACAACAAATTCAACATTATCTAAATAAAAACCATGGTTACCTGCTGATTCTATAGTCAATTGTCTAAGATTTATAGGAGCAGTTAAACCAAAATCTTCCAAAGGAATAAATACTCCTTGCCACGTATCCAAATTATACGTAGTAAAATAATCATTTAAATAAAGAACATTACCGTCTTCAAAACGAATAGATACGTTGGCACCAGATTGCCATTCCTTTAAATTGACATACATACTTAATAAATCATAGTCATCTACATTAACTTCTATTGCGTTTGAGAATCTAACAATAGCCCCACTTATAAATCCAGTAACATCTAAACCATTAGTACCTTCATATCTAGCATAAGAAGCTTCAGTACCAAACCCACTATGAGTCCAATCTCCTCCAGCATCCCATACACCAGTTCCATTCCAAATTATTAAAGTACATTCCTCACCTGGACAAACATTATCTATGTATATTATTTCATAATCCTCTGTGTCGCCGTTGCCATGAACAAAACCTTTTATCTCAAAATAATTTTGCTCAGAAAAAGCTATAGTTTTCTCTTTCTGAGTCATGTCTGTTGGACTTGTCCATATTAACTCATATGGGCCAGCTATACCAGAAGTGGTACTTCTAGATATCTCCCAATGATACCCAGTCACTGTGCCGTCATCGGAAGTACCAAATATAGTTAATTCATAGTAACAATCTTCTTGTACCACAACCACTGTGGTTTCTATAGCTACATTCTTTAATTCACAAGTTTCATGGTCATTCCAACCATCATTCCAATTCGTGCATAATTGTATAGTTATATCATCAGAATTAGCTGTATTACTATATATATAGGAATCATCTACATTACTTACAGTATCTATATTACCTTCATTATTCCATGTCCAATAGTATTCTGCACCATCTACGGGAGTGAAACCGGTTCCTACTCTACTATCAGGGTCTGATGTTATGTTATTAAATTCGACCCCGCTGGTAACCGCGACAGGGTTAGGAACTTGTGTAAAATCTACAGTGGGACCAGAAAAATATTCTTGTGTGAATACCTCACTATAATTTATTGTATGATTTTCAAAACCATCGCTCCAATAGACTACTATAGCTACAGTATGATTACCTGGATCAGTAAATGCTCCTGAACTTGCTGAATGGCCATACCAAGAAGTTCCAGTACCTTCTGTGTGGTATATAGTATCACTTACTTCTCCGCTTGTAGTGGTATTAATATCATCATAAATAATCCAATCTATGTTATATATTACATTATTAGGATTAGTTCCATCATACTCAAATGACACTACTGTATCTGGGGTAATTATGCTCTGTCCTATCGCTTCGTTACAAAATATCCCTGGCGACGGAGCTGAATTTTTTATTCTTATCACTTCCGTGCCAGTAACCGTGGCACCACACTCATCTTCTATAACTATTGTTATTGTATAATCTCCAGGAGAACTCCAACTGTGTGAACTTATAGCTGAACCTGCAAGATCCAAGTCTTCATCGCCATCATCCCAGTAATAGCTTGTATTGTTTACATGGTTTACAAAGTAAATAGGCTCACTATTCCATATATAATAATGACCCATTGTAGTACCCATCCAATCCCATGTATGGATATCATGACTTGAATTAGTGGACCAATAAGTTTGACCAACTAGACCATTAGTTGGAAAGCTCCAAATCAATTCTGGTAGTAAATTAGCTTTCACTTGGGTTTGATTAGTATAAGTACTTGACCCATCCAAGGTTATTTCAAAAGCGGCCCACTCATCGAGAACAGAACAATTAGTTCCCATTCTTGAACCACCTCTCCAGAAAGCTATAATTACTTTGTCTCCAGAAGAAGCACCTCCATCTTGTGTTAACCAATCACCATCACCAAGATTACAATTCCAGTAACCCGTGGCCTCTACCGTTCTAACATTATTCCACTTGGAAGACGAGGAGCCACTATTTACCTTATGGAAATAAGCTTTGTAGTATACATTAGAATTACTTACACTTTCATCATCTAAGTAAACATAACCATCAAAGGTAATATTAAGTGCCATTTAGTTCTCTCCCCAAGTGATAACTACACCACTTGTAGTAGTAATCTTTATCCAAAAACCAGCTATCTCTCGGTTGCCTGAATCGTCATATATAAGTTGAAAGTTATGAAAACTGCTTTCTGGCGTTGAACCTACCACATAAGAATAAAAAGCCTGAGCATCTCCCGTGTAAGTATTTGCTACTTCTACACCACTTACAGTGCCATACAAGTCTTCGATCTGATCCAAAATGTAATTCTTAAATTTAGCTATAGTAGTGTCATCATGCACATGTGTATGTGTTGAGCTACTCCAATATCCATATTGTATAGGAACAGCACAAAGCTGCCAACCCTCCTCTAACTCTATAGAACCATGGCCACCAACACCACTACTAACAGTTTCCTCACAAACTGCGGACCAAAAACTATAACCTACAGATGAAATTGTCCGTATTTCCATTAGTGCCCCACACAGCGTAATTTCCATTCGAGACTTAACCTATCCGAACGGCTCCTTTTTTATCCATCGGTTATCTAAATATTTTTAACATTAAACATTATTAAATAATCAAAATCATAACGGCCCTCCCATCATATAAGGTAACTCCTCACTCAAACTTCGATAGTGGGCATATACCGTACCTGAACTAATCGGATTAGACCAATCAACAGCACTATCTGCTTTTATCAAAGTAACAAGATAATCTGTCTTACCTATCGGTACATTCCTTGCTATCTGCGAGGATGTGCCTGATACATTAGTCCTTAGTACATCCTCAACAGATATATTGTAATTATGAGTAGATTTTGTTACTTCGTAAATACTTTCTTCGTTTACAATTAAACCTTCTACATTGGTATTAAATCCAGAACATGTAGCATATATTCTATAATTTCCGGCTTCAGATATACTCTCGGTAGTTATGTATATCCCAGAACCAACAAAAGATTCAGAAAGTAGCCCATTTACTGGAGGTGATAGTGGTGAATCATTAGTATGTCTTATATCATAATAAACTGTTTGGCCTGCCACAGCAGAACCATCGCTCTCGTCTATAAGATTCACTGTGATTGGAAACTGTTCATTCCTGTCTACTCTAATCACTTTTTAATATCCTTTTAATCTATATTTCCTTTCTTGGCCCAAATAACTCTAAAATCTCCCGAGTCCAGAAAATCATCCGGTAATATATATTTACTATCAGCAGTTAACATAGATTTAACGGGGTAATCATAACAAAAATCAGTGAATTCAGTACAATAAAATTTGCTAGGATTGTCTTTGTCAAACTCGAAATCATATTCCACTTTTCTGGCCAATTGTAAATACGCTAATTTAATGGCTTTGTCTATTTTATCAACATCTACATGTCTTAAAATGGCTATATCATCACATCTCATAAAAGTTAGTATATCTTCTTCGCAAATTCCTTTGCCTATAACGTGAATAATTTTACCGTTACCTACGTAAATGGCAGCATGCTTGTAATAACCCTTTATTATCCAATTACTAATATAACTATCATATCTCCTTAAAAGAATATCACCAGGCTCAAGCGTGTTTAATATGTCTCTTTGGTCAATACCATTAATTCTGTAGGAAGTCTTTCCACACACTATAAATAAAGGATACTTAAAAACTTGTATATTACCAACCCAGTTTATTACTTTATTCATGGTCTTCATTTTATCTACCTCACTAATGAAAAAGTTCCATTTTCGTACAACACACAAGTCATGTTATGAATCCAATCACCACAATTAACATACAAACAACCATCTATATCTGTTATTTTAGGTAAATGTGTATGCCCAACTATGACATAATCATATTCGTGGTATTTATCAACTAGTTTCCTTTCCATAGCCAGAACAAGATCCTTATAGTATGGTTTATCCCTCTTACTTGCCACCGAACAGTAGAGCTCCCTAACCTGTCCTTTTAAATTAAGATTGAGCCTTTCAGATACCCAATGGATTGGATAAACTGTTTTGGCAGCCCAAGAATACTTCATCACCATGTCATCAAATTCATAACCATGTGTTATTAGTGCTTTTTTATTATCCAAATACAGTTCGTAACTATCGAAAACATCGCAGCAAAAAATAATACTTAACTCTTCCTTAGACGGGTCATGATTACCTCTTATAATAATAACGTTATCTAATTTATTTATTTTATTTATTAAATCTGCATTATTCTCGATTATATTTTTTAAGCTACCCTCCCAAGTATCTATTAAATCACCAATCAAAAATATGTAATCGTAAGCGCAGGCGGTTAATAAAGAAGTTATTTTTTCGCTTGATTTAAATAAAGGACTACCTAAATGAAAATCTGACATTAATAGAACCTTCATAATGGCCTCCTTATTTAAACACTCTTATCTCTGTGCATACACAAAATACATGCGATACCTACGGTTTCCTCCTCAGTATGATTGCCGGGCTCTAATAACATTTGCAATCTCATACCTTGACCCATCTGATCTGTATCAGAAGAATTTAACGCTATAAATCCATTTTCAAGTAAAGGTATCTGACTTACAAACTCAACAAAAATCACTTCAGCTGCGAACATATTATATCTACCGTTTCCTTCAGGTGCCGCAGATATATTTTCAAATTTTTTCGTAGTAGAGTTCCAGTCGGCATTCCAATAAGCGGTAGGCTCATTCCCCAGATCGTCATTAGGCATATAAACTAGGCCGGCAGTAGGATCAGTTATATCAGAAGTTATATCTACCGTACCGGTCCCAGGATAAGCCGGCACCACCAGATAACCACCATACAGATTGTAATTAGTACCTGATGTTACAGTAATCGATGTTACTCTGGGTACCATACGTAACGATAACTTTTCAAAATGGCAATTCTTCCAAGTCAAATAACCCTCATGAAGCCATGTCTCATTTTCTATTATATTAAAATCTATGTATTTTGACATAATTTCTGTACCACTTGCGGATACAAATTCAAATGTTAGTGGTTCGCCATGAAACACTTTTGTGACATCAGAGGAGTCGTCACCGGCGCCAGTCCATGCTATTCTCAGACCAAGCTTTCTAGATGTCTGGTGCACACGTAGCTTTCCAGATCTGTCCCTATTTTCCTGAAATAAATTTACCTCATTAAATTGACCAAGACAATATTTTATACCATTAGTGCTTGTTAAGTCCTCTATACCGTCATTAACTACTAAATCACCTGCTGCCACTAGGCTTATTAGATGATCGGAGCCAGCTATTTCAACAGCACTAAAATAATCTGTCAATGTCTCCGTGCCAGAAACTGGTATCATAAAATAATGCAAATCTTCTATCTCTATACCACTATAAGTAGTATTGGTTACTATAATATCTGGGCTCATTATTCATACCTCCAAGAAATCTCTATTCTGCAAAAAGTGTTCCTTACACCCTGACCTTTTCTGGCCACATAAACTTGTATTTCGTCATAAGGCTCTATTTCTATATTCAAATCATTATTCAAATACCTTAATGAACCAGAACCATCATAACTAAAAGTATACACTACGATACCATTCCTCATTATGTAGAAAGTCATGTCATCCTGCCCCAACTGACTTCTACAAAATACACCAGTCATTGTAGCGGTACGAGCTGCTGCGTAACCGTCAAGACTTACCTTATTAACCTCTTCGTATGAATCCAATAATGTATAAGTGCTCACAGAAGAACTATCCAAAATAGCAGGTAAATACATACCAGAGGACTTGCCCTTTTTAGAATAGCAAAAGTAATATTTACTACTACTCAACCAAGATTCTCTAATTAAATCATAACAATAAATAAGGCCACTATTTGTGTCAAACCATATCTTGTCTCCTTGTTTAGGAGCGATACCCATAGATATCTGACAACTACTACAGGAGACGCCCTCGCCGGTATGTGCAGCTACTAAAGACCCCAATAAACTTTCATCAGATTGCGTTAATGAGTCAACAAAAAACATACTACACACATCACCATTTACCACTATGTATGACAAAGTTATACTTATATCTGATACTACTATTTCATCAGAAAAACTATTTATATCGACCTGTTGATTAGGAAAGTCATTATCAACCGAATAAGTATATTCTTCCATATTATGCTACCCTCCAATATTCTATCCTCACATTTCTTATATATCCACTAGTAAAACCAGCTTCTACTGAGTAGTCCACATCTATAGAGTGGGAAGCCTCACTAGTAAACTCCAATATAGCAAAGCCTGATACTGGGCTATAAGATGCTGAGTCTTTAGGTTCTACATTCATTGACATAACGGTATCAGTATTATCTACTTGAATTTGTGACCTAAAATCATAATTAACATTATTAAGTCGCCATTCAAAATACCATCCTATTCTATAATGACCAATCGGCACAGTCGGAACACTAACGGACACCTTATTAACCCAAGATGTAGAATTAGTGTAAGACTCGCTTGAATCACCTCCCCAACCATACCACGAACCAAATATAGGATATGGAATATCTATAGTAGCCACATTACTACCTGCATTAGTAGCTGTTACCATTTGCCCAGTAAAATCTAACGTTGTAAATGGACCGCCGCTCAACGGGATACCTTCATCGCTAACACCTATTCCGCCACTTGCCGCGCTTATAGTCACAGTAGCCACTCCGGAGCCAGAATCAGCTACGGACACATTAGATCCGACAAAATTTAATGCGGAATGAGGCGTACTGGTTATGCTAGAACCCTCATCTTGTATCACTAATGTACTTCCGGATCCTGGGGTACCTATGTCACCCTTTTCGCCTTTTATTGATTGCGCACGACTAACGGTACAAATACTGGTCGACAGCACATAATTAGTGCCACCATCTATCTGCCCTTGAACAGTGACATAATCCCCAGCAGTAAGATCTACATAGCAACTATTAGATATATTTTCTATTATAGAGTATTTAGTCATCTGTTTTTCACTTCCATCAACCACAGTGGTGCCGTTGACCACCATCCTAAAATCTATGGTATCGAAGCTGGAGCCAGAATCAACATTTATGGAGTACGTTAGCATATATAATCCGGAAACTTTTATATCCACACGCTCCGTACTTGAAGCGTTATGTTCCAAAACCGAAGAATCATTTTCAACATCGGTGAGGTCGAATGGTACATTAGTATAGCTAGTTGTTAGTGTGTAATTAGTGGAGCGCCTGATTTGAACTACCGGTGTATCACCGTATCCACTTGACCAATAAGGCAAATTAGAAACCCCACTCGAAGTAAGCACATAACCGCTTTGACCAATAGGTAATTCATTTATATGACCTGAACCATCAGAGTAAAACAAACTCCAATTACCTGCGGAATGGTCTGATGTTGAAGTTATAGAATGTAGTCTATTATGGTGCTGGTTTGGATCTATATCGGATAGAGAAGAATGCAATATACCAGTAAGATTAGAACCATCGCCATAAAAATTTCCAGCATGAACATTACCAGTACCTGAAAAAGTATTTGAACTAAACAAGTAAGAGGCTTTAGCGGACAATAAGGCATCGGTTTCAGACTCTGTATAACGATTCTCTATTTTTATATTTAACGTACCAGATATATTATCAACTTGATTTTGGGTATAATATCTAACATCTCCGCGAGCATCGTTGTGATATTGTGTGTGGTCATCATCACTGAGACCAGAAAGAGCTCCATGGTCAGTAGTGTAACCACTTATTGAATCATCAACATATTTTTTATCTACTATATCAGTGTCTAGCATAAAACCTGGGTGTGAGCTATACCCTACTTTACTGGTAAAATTTCTATTACCATTTACCAAACTATATTGTATATGATCGTCATCACTTAGACCAGAAAGGGCGCCATGGTCATTCGCCCCGCCACCTGATTGACCGCCACCTTCCCTCGCATAGAATGGTAGGGGACGTATATCAATTAAACCATCGCTTACATCAGTGGCTGTTCCAGAGCATACCACATAAGACATCTTCATATTTGATTTCTCTATAACTTCAGGAATTTGTGGGCCAGGGGCAGCCAGAGCATCCTCTTCCGTATCAAAATAGGTTTGAGTAACCAATAATTCCATAGAACCATCTAAAGTTCTACTAATTAAATGCTTAATCCATTTACCTGTAGGTACCCGTGGTAATGATTTATCAGCGAAAGCCGCCCCTGTACCCCCAGTTCCAGCATATATAGATTCTAAAGTTATAGTATTTCCCACTATAGAAGTTATTGGAGTAGCATAAGAATCCGTATCTGTACCATACCATATAAAATCATCAACATGTAAATCAGCTACGCTGCCCGCTACTGTAACTGTATTAGAATATTGAGTAAAGGTATATGTACCGGCTAATTGTACAGATCCAGAGGCAGTAACATCATTCCACCTATCCGTAAATATAGAACCATTGTAACCTACAGAAGATGCAAAATAACCAAGGGCCTCCATGTCCTCATCCACAGACGTATAAATACAATAAAAATTAGCTGAAGCAGCGTCATCACTGTCCACTTCGGGCATGGCTACTACTGCAGTACCGTTTTGAGCTGAGCAGGCTGGCGACACAATCCTATTTGTTTCCCCAGACATAGTCTGTACTAAACCACCATCTGAAATTAAAAACACCCCTAAATTATGCATATAATCAATAATTCTATTTAAAGAGTTTTCTATTATACAACCACACGATTGCGCAAATCCTATGACTGTACCAGTATAATAACATAAACCTAAAGATACAACCTGTATAAGTCCTGGATCCGAGGATGACGTCAACACATCACCATTTGTATCTACATAAACATAATACAGACCCTGTGAATAAGAGGTAAAATCAACAACCTCCTCGCCCCAAGATATATATTCATGTAGACCGCCGTGATTTATATAACCTTCTCCAGCATGTGCTATTAAATACGGCGACAGGCCGCCAGATACCGTTAAAACCACATCAGGTGATATTCTACCAGAGCCGTGTGTATTTTCTGTGTAATCCGTAAGTTTATCTATAGCATCTTGTACATCAATAGTACTCCAATCTGTATTTACATAAGACACTCCAGACGCAGTATCAACTATCATAGAATCTACTTGACTTTGTGTATAATACCGGGCATCGCCCCTTGTATTATTATGGTATTGTGGATGATCATCATCGGATTTACCATATAAATTACCATGATCACTAAAAAAATCTATAAGACCTGATAATGTTGTTATATCATCGGCATTATCACTTATATTATCAGCATTTATATTTATATTATTTGTGTTTGTAGCTATATTAGTTATATTAGTATCGACCGTATTGGACACGGTAGTTATGTTGGCAGCATTTATGGCTATGTTATTAGTATTACTTATTATATCATTATTTATAGAACCAGATGTGGTGGATACAAAAGTATATATAGATTGTTGTGTAACCAACCCAGAAGGGTCATTAGACGCAAAATCATCTTCATCTAAGATCTTATTGATACTAACGCCCGAATTAAACTCCACAGAACCATCTGGGTTTGCATAAAAGGCGGTGGTTCCATCTACGTATTTAATAGATAGTTGAGGCGTCGCTCCAGATAATTTTTTAATGTACCAACCCCTATCCACACCAGTCTGCACACCCATTAATTTTATAGAACATTCATTATCCCAAGCAGAATTGCCTATAGAATGCGCTGCTATAGAAGCTGGACCTTCTGTCGCGGATGCAAATAATTCGGAACCAGAGCCTGTTGTCGGAACTACAAAACCAAGGGCAGAATATAAATTATCATGGTTATCCTCATAAGATAGATAAGGATTGTTAACATTTCCAGTAGCAATGCTGAAGAGAGGTTGATTTTTTGGCGCGCTTTTACCTATAGTAGTAATTGAATTATCAGAATCATAAGCGTTGATATAAACACTAGTATCGTTCTCTACTAACAAGCTATCTGAACTCAATGGGGCCCTAGAATTTATGATAATTAAAGTCGATTCCCCAGATTGCTCTATACATGGATAACTTTCCGATTCTTCTAACACACAACCATCCACTCTTACCGTTGCTGCGTCTCTAACATACAGATCTTTATCGCAACCCCATATATTAGTGCCGCCGAAAATCTCTACATAAGTGTCATCACCTTCTACATACAAACCAGTACCGCTTAACGTATTTGTAGAGCACATTTCAGCATCAGCGAAATAGGCTTCAGCGTTTCCAAATATATGAATGTGCTTGTCCCAACAATCCTCTATAAAAATATTATCAGCATCAAATAAAGCACCGGCGCCTACTTTTACAGCTGTTCCGGCAGACCGTATATCACAATCATTCATATACACATTTGATTCTACATTAGTATAAAAACCAGTTCTGAAACCATATATAAAAATCCTGTCAAAATTGACCTGATTATAGCTGTCATCTAAAACATTTATACCAATCGAACCAGAAGAAGTAACTAACAATGGATAATCAGTAGCATCTATTGTTATATTAGATAAATCCGTTTTATAATATATATTAAAAAAACTGTTTGGTGTTGAACTATTAGGTTTTATGTAGGTAGAATTACTGTCTAAGCCTATTATAGAGCGTACTAGTGGTGTGTCTACAATGACAGAATCTACGTAATGATAACCCGGAAATAGCTGTACTACATAATTAGTTCCTGAAACACCGATGTCTTTTATATGTTGAATAGCATTATCTATAGTGTCCAAAGGAAAAATAAAACTACCATCACCTAAAGAAGAGCCAATAGAGGAAGAAACATTAACAACACGACAACTACTATCCATCACGTAATATTCCATACCAGACGAAGTGGCCCTTAATATATTATTATTATGAGATGGGTATGTGTTAGGAGTGTCCGTCAACTCTATGAAGGCGGGATTACCAGACACTGATGTTATAAACGCATCCACTTGTGCTTGTGTATAATACCTTGCATCTCCACGAACATCGTTGTGATATTGAGGATGATCATCAGCAGATAGTCCAGTCAATTCGTTATGCGCGGTGACAATACCACTTGGAGCCAATTGGTATGCGTTACCTTCATCATCTTTGTAATATGGCACCTTATTATTATCAGCATATATAGTTATCTTACCGCTATTAGGCGTCATTGGCGCATCGCCATATGGTATTATTATTTGTCCACTTTTACTCATTTTTAATACTCCTATACTATTATTAACATCCCACCGTTACCAAATTCAAGAGTCCCCGCCACCTCTATATAACCAGTCTCTCTTATAGCATACTGACCATAATCATTAACTGAAACAGTAATATCTGACTCTATATAATATCTAGGAAACTCTGATGTAGCTGTAACAACAGCCGCCTCTATACCAGAAGCAGTAAATCTTAAATAATAATTATCAGTATAACTATCTGGCGTGTCACCTAGGTCCAAAAAATTATCTGGTTTAGCATCAATCTCTGCCTGTAACACACCAGATAAAGTGGCGGCCTCGTCCTCTGAAAAGAAATCAGCATCTAATGCTTGGTCTTCTGTGAATCTACTTCTTGCCATTTATCTACTCCTTATGAATCAGTACCAAGATACCAAACATCATCAACTTTAGAACCGAAAGTAAAAGCCCCGGCCCTCTCTTTACCAAAAATGTTCCCTGGACCCACAAACTCATCATAAGGGTTAATAGGCGGAGTAAAATCTTTTTTCCAACGAGCAATGCCTACAGACACCCTCAACTCATCCATATAACTACTCATATATTGGGGTACAGAATGATAGAAATAACCAATAGTCGGGCCTTGATCATAATTAGGCACACTGCTGGATGGATCATAATCTATAGTAGGTGAACCATTATGACCATTTATAAAAAGATACCAATCATTAGTAGTTAACCCATTTCTAACCACTGCAATATGATTCCATTGGGTGGCCGGTAAACCATCATCAGATATTATACGAAAAGCATAATTACCACCTGAAATTATATAAAACATAACAGTAGTAGTATTGTACATCTTAATAGCTGTTCTATTACTTTGGTCACTATTGTTATACTGAGCATAAAATGCTCCAGTAGTACTAGGCCTACCATAAACCCAAAAATCAATTGTAAATTTCTGTGTTCCAAATGCAAAAACAGGGTGATCTGACACAGACAGGTATTCGTGTTCGCTAGCTTTAAAATATATTGAGTTGCCCCATTTTGCCGGTGTTTCTTGCCATGTAGGGCTACCATTAGCTACCACAGTATGCTCATAAATAGAAGAATCACCGTCTTCAGATCCATCCATGTGAAGCATCAAAGCTGTATATTCATCTATGCCTGACATTTTTTTCCTCCCTTAATGATAACAATCAATTATTGTTATTATAACTAAGTAGCAGTCCAAGAACCATGAGCCCCAGTTATAGTCCACTGTGTTGCTGATATCAGCTGTATAGTTACGTTAGCATAAACCTCTGAGGCAGTATCATTGTAAATAGTACCTCCCGGAGTAGTGTCAGCTATAACGTCGCTGTCTGCAGTCTGAATAGTCAAAATACCAGAGGAGGAGGGAGATTTTGTAAATCTATACCAGGCACCTATGTCACTAGCCCCTACTGATGGAAGATTAAAAGTTAAATCGCCTCCGTCAGGAACTGACATAATAAACGTATAAGCATATTGATCACTGGTTGGTGAATACGTACCTGAGGAACTAACAACAGTAGTAGGGTACTTAGTAGTAGCGCCGGCAGCCAAACCAGCCTGAGTTAGATATGACGCTAACAAAAGATCATTAGTTTCGGGCGCTTCAACAAAAGTAATAGTCTGACCATTAATAGTATAATCCTCGCCAACTGGTTTTTGTAACAAACCATTCAAATAAACTTCTACAGAACCAGTAACTGGTGTGCTACCCAATGTAAAAGTAACATTAGTACCATTAACGTCGCCAGACGGGGTTTCATTAGAAATCAGACTTGCCAATGGGGCCCACTCCATCTTATTCTGACTAGCATTCCACTTAATAACATAAGCATCTACTGGTAAATTATAAGTGTCCAAATGCCCGCCAGATATGGTGGCCGCCTGAATTTGCTCTGAACGAATAGCTGTGTTTGCTGTAGCCATTTATTTTTATTATCCTTTATATTTTACTTGAATCCTAATCTTCTTCTTTTTTAGTTTTTTTTCGTATTTTTCTTACTTTCTTTTCTTTATTAACTTCAGGTATTAATTCTTCGTCTGTACTCATACCATCTTCAACTTTCTCACATTGTTCTTCAATTTGTTTAGCTAACATCTCTGTTTCTTTTCTATCGGCTGCAAGTATATCTTCCAAAACCAAAATGATACCGTCCAATTTGAGCATCTGCTCTTGGACTCTATCTATCTGATTTTCAATAGATTTAATTTGATTCCGCAAACCAGTTACTGTGTCAACACCTAAGTTCCTTTCAGCCCTTGCCCACAACAACTTCTCTTCCATAGTTTTACGTAAAAACATTTTGTCATTCCTCCTAACTCTTTCCATTCTATCTAAAGTTCTTTCCATTTTTTCTCTTTTATGTGTTGGAAGTTTATCCACCGCCTTACCTTTAAGTTTCATATTTTTCCTTATAATAAGGAGCGCATCTATCGATACGCTCCGTTATATTAATTATTAGCAATATAGTAAATCAATAATAAGTCACTGGTTTCAGGAGCCATACTAAACGTCACCGTAGTACCGGACAATTCATAGTCATTACCTGAACCTTCTTGTTGTAATAGACCGTTTAAGAATACCTGCACAGAATTAGCGATAGGAGTAAACCCTAAAGTAAACTCAGTAGTAGCACCATCACAATTGGAAGACTCATCCTCAAACTTAATGTCAGACTCAAGAACTGCCTCAGTATCATCGGTTATATTAGTCCACTGCATACCACTAGCTGTGGTATATTTGAGATAATAACCATCGGAAGGACTATTAGCTATATCCAACTTAGCCTCTGTTATACCTGCATCTTTAACGGCCAAGGAATTACTTATGATACCTATCGTAGAATCATCATAAGCAATGGTCAACTCAGTAGCATCTATAGTAAGACCATCGTTAACTTTATAGTCAACAGCTACACCAGAAGCAGAAACATCAATACCATCACCAGCGCCCACATTCAGTGTAGTAGATCCGCCAAGAGATACTGAACCGCCACCTATCATACCAGTACCAGCTGTAACTGTTAAACTACTATTAGCTAATTGAACATTATCCACACCGCCAGTAGCAATAACCACACTACCTGCTGTTACCGTAAAATCATCACTGTTAAAAGAAGCCACGCCTTTATTAGTATCAGAAGCATCTTCACCTGCAACACTGATGGTAGTTCCAGTGTGAGTTACATCTATTCCTTCACCACCACTGATAGTAACCGTATGATTGCTTATAGTTAAAGCGCCTGATTCAGTGTTTATGGCTTTAAGAACAGTGTCTTCTAAACTAACAGCCCCTGAAGTTACATCAAAATCCGAGGCCGAAAATGAAGCCACACCAAGTACACTATCTGTAGCTGTGTTAACGCTAAAATCTAAAAAACCAGCAGCAGAGCCGCTATCATCATAGGAAACAGTAATATTAGTCTGACTACTACCGGTACCACTAACCATAGCCCCTACGTAGTCTTCTATGGTTTCTCTACGATATGTAACCAAAGCATCATAGTCCGTAGCAGACAAATGATAATATTCGTTGGAGGAACCACCTTGTATACCTATAAGATTATTGTGCTCTATATTAGAACCAAACGTGGCCCAGGAGGTCCCGTTCCACACCAAAAGCCTATCCTCATCTTCTACCCAAGTGGCTGTCCCTTCGTTACCTGAAGTAGTTACAAAATCCCAAGAAACACCGCTCCATTCAGCTATTTCATTATCATGACCTGCCCAAATACCAGAAGCAGAAGTTCCTACAATATACCTGTCACCTACATTGGTTCCAGAAGCAGGTGGGGCTGTAAGATCCCTATCTAAAACTGAATCTTGCCAATCAAGACCTTGAATTAAACCATCAACATACCCCTTTGTTGTAAGATCTGAGGTAGCAACAGGTGTAATACCCCCAACGGTACTTGTAAAAGGCCTAGTACCATCCGCTCTAGAATACATAGTGTGGTCGTCATCAGACAAACCAGACAAACTACCATGATCTAAATCATTTACATACTGAGTAACACCCGAAGATGTGATTCTATCAGGATGAATATCCTCTGCGCCCGTCAAATCCCATCTGATGTGCTCAGCCGCAACAAAATTAGTTGTTTGATCGTGATCAACACCGGAATGACTAAGTGATATGGATCTACTTGAAGTAATATCTCCACCGCCAGACAAAATACCTCCACCTGTAATAGACACAGAAGAATGAGCAATATGCTCATCAGCAACGTAATTTGTTGTCTGGTCATGATCAATACCGCTATCTTTAACATAAAGATCGGTACCGCTTACACCTAAATCAATGCTGTCATAATTAAATGTTACTGTTTGAGAAGCATAAGAAAGGGGAGCTCCAGCAACACCCATAGCATACTGAGTATGGTCATTATCATCTAACCCAATTAACTCGCCATGATCGCTTATCAATGTACCAGTAGCTGTAGCTATCCCATTGTCGACATACCACTTCGTTGCTAAGTGAGCATCATCTGTAGGGGTAATACCACCAACAGTACTTGTAAAAGATCTAGCACCATCTACAAGAGAATATTGTGTGTGATCATCATCAGCGAGGCTGGCCAGACCTCCATGATCGATACCAGAAGCTACAATACGATCTGGATGAATATCCTCTGCGCCCGTCAAATCCCATCTGATGTGCTCGGCCGCAACAAAATTAGTTGTTTGATCGTGATCAACATCAGAACTCGATAAAGAAATAGTCCTCGATTGTGCTATAGTACCGCCACCTGTCAATATACCACCGGTAGATATAGAGACACTAGAGTGAGCTATATGTTCATCAGCAACATAATTAAGTAGTAAGTCATGGTCAATTTCGGAAGGCAACGTTTCTATATAATCATCATAAACTCTAATACCAGTACCTGAACCAACAGCCATAACCCCGTCAGTCATTATTAAACCTGCGCCGGCAAGAGCATCTTTAATTTGTGCGCCTCTAATTTTAGTAGCCATAGGTTTTAACTTCTCCTTATATTATTTTAAAACTATACATCAATCATATAACTCGTAAGTATAATATCATCAATCTCGGGAGGTAAATCAAAATTTATGTTTCTACCTGAAATTACATAATCCTTACCACTACCTGGTTCTTGTAACAAACCATTTAAGTACACCTGAACCGTATCGTTAATCGGTGTATGATGCAATGTAAACACCGTGTTATTATCATCTATAGTACCGCTTACAGGTTGGTTTACCTTATAACCTGTCTTCCTATAGTATAAATCATCGTGATTATGTTCATAAACAAACCCCGAAGTTGTAGCGATCTCATATATTGCGCCTACTAAATCTTCTGGGTGTGGGGCTATATACTTAAAGGTTACTTCGTAATCACCAGACTCTATAAAATCATTATTAGTTAAAACCTGACCATTATAAATAAGGTCTATTTTCCCCGGAACATATCTTTTATCCGTGTAAAATATCTTATTATTATTATCCTTAACGCCTATAAGTTCATCAGCAAATTCTATACAAGAACTACCAACATAAGTTATTCTAGAACCCGGCCTTCTTAGCGTTATCATATTAATACATTAAAATAAAATGGCCAATACATGAAAAGTTTACATCAATCTTAATAATCGATAAGGTAAACCACTTCAAATATCGGCCATTTTACACACCCTTTAATTTATTTTTCAATATCTACATCTTTTTTGTCATTACCTATTGCGGCGGCGGTCGAAAGACTCTCGTCTTTATTATCTCTTACTTCCCTTAGCTTTTTAGCTGTTTCCTGTCGCGCGAGATCTCTTTCAGCAGAAGCCACCATATTTTCTATAAGGTTTATAATAGTCTTTTCATTTAATCTAAGTTGATTTATTTCACCTTGGATCATATGAACCTGTTTGACTTTAACATCTATATCCTGTCTGAAACGGTCTAACAATGTTATTACAAACCCTACCTCATCTTTACCCAAAACACCTTTGTCTTCAGCGGTGTTTATCACTTGCCTTAATTTATTTCGTTCTGCCCTGTCCTGTAACATTATTCCTCCACGCCTTTAATTATTATTGCCTTACTACATATGTAATATTTCTATCAGCATGTACATTAAATCTAAAAGTTATACCGGATGCAGTGGTCTCGGCATAATCTCTATCAGCATTAACACCATTAACACCGGTGTCTGCGGCCAACAACTGACCATCTAAATAAACATCCATATTAGCTCCTTCACGGCCTGCGGTGGAACTAGGTGTGTATGTTATTGAATACGGTAATGGGTGTTCTACATTTTTACTAATATTAACAGCTGCGGTCTCTACATATTTGTCGCCAGAAGACGCTATAACTGAATCAGCTACGTCCTGCAAGGCAACGTCGAGGGCCTCCAGAGCAGCTGTAATTGTAGAGCCATCAGTAATATAATTTTCTTCAGAATAAAGTCTAGAACCAACACCATCATTCAAGTCATTAATGGCTGATGTCAAATCACTAGGATTGCTTTGAAGAATATAACTTGCTGTAGTATTATCCCACGGTTGGGGATTATCATCTCCATCCGAGGCTCCGGTGTAACTCCATAAGTTACTAATATCCTCAATTAGTACAATATCACCTTCCCATGAACTCACAAAATCAGTCCTAAGCCATTCATATTCAGCTACATCCGACATTCTACGCCTATAAGGATAAACAAAGGAAATGTTTGTGGGATAACCAACAGCATTAGAAAGATCGCACGTACTACCATTAGCATAGAATCTAATGTAAACATCGCTGCCGGCGCCTGAACCACTAAAATCAGCACCATCGTGAAGTTTACCATAGATTGTATAGCCGGAAGTATCCTGGATTTCTCCATCCGTAGCTGTATTAATTATATCTACCCTACATACATTATCTAAACCACCTTCATCATAATAAGTACCTGAATTAGTAACGCTATTGAAAATAGGTAGGCCTCTACGATCAGTAGGCAGAGCGTAGGTAGCTGTTGTAGGCGATATTAAAACACCTGTAGAAGTCCCGGATACGGTATAACCACTATTACTATTAGTATCACTAACAGCAATAATTACAGTTTTTGAATCTAGAGTGTTGCCTTTAATATTAGCTAAACTCATTTGTTTGGTTACTGTATTAACAGCGTCTGTATTAGTGGGATCGAAGTACATTCCAGGGTCATCATACCAGTTAGTATTACCCTTTACCTGCTTCAAGAGCGTTCTTAAAACATTTATATCACCTTCCAATGTACCAGAAGTGGTGGGTTCAGCTATTGCAGACGTATTAACTGACACAACCCCATCATCGTATGTACCAGTATTTCTTATTTGTTCTAATTGCCTAAGTAAACTTCTAGCCATCGACTCATCCTCCAAGATTATATTTTAGTCGAAGAGGTTTATCTCATAGTACTGTGAGATAGCTCTTTTATACGACGCAGTAAGATAAGCCTTAAACTATCCTTATTTGCTCGTTGTTTGGCAATATTTTCAGCATACTTTAACAACTGTACGTCGCTTATTTTAGGTACTATTTCACGGGCCTTCCTTACTGAAAGTTCCACAAGTCCTTCAACGCTCATATCTGTAGTAGAAACTACCGGCGGAACATATTCTTTAAATTTTTCAGTATTAGGCTTATTTATGGATATATTAACTTCCTCTTCATAAACTGTGTCGTCTTCTTTAAATATCTGCCATTTACTACTATCTCTGAGTTTTACATTTCTAAGCCAATTAATAAATTCTTCCCCATCTTCTAAACCATGCTTTTCACCATACTGTTCATATAACTCGTTCAAGGGAACAGTGGATCCTGGGCCAATTGTTCTTTTCATAGTGTGTGCCCAGAGGTGTGTCATATTCTTAACATAACCATTCATAATCTCTTCTCCTTTATAACAAAAATTAATGTAACCTTGACCTTTTCTTTTATTGTAATTTATCTATAAGATAATGAAGTATATTAGATAGTCTATGTAAAATAATAGCAAACATAAACCAAATAAAAACATCATGTAATAGATTATGTCTGTAAAAATAAAACATATTCATAGAGAACAAACCCATCCATACTGACAAACAATAAGGACATTCTATTATAGAATGTGCAAACTCTATAAATTTGTTTTTACTGTTTCTTAATAAAAAAGCCCTGAACGGACTAAATAACTCAGATTTACTTATTATATTAGTAACAGCCTCTATAAATATAACCAAACATATGATTTCTAAAAATGAATTCATAAACGCCTTCTATACAATAAGCGGTTAGATAATTCTATAAACATAAGTTCTGTGGCCGCAATCCCAAATCCTATCATAACCTTGAGCTTTTCTCAATTCAAATTCAGTTTTACCTGACTCACGTTCTACAGCAATCTTTCTCAAAGAGAAATTCCTATATCTTATACCGGATTTAAAATGATGTGGTGTATATTTAGTTAAAGTCAGTAATTTAAAACCTAATATATCATATACCACATTAAAAATATTAGCATACCTCATATCACAGTAGGACCTTATCTCATCATATCCTAATTTCTTTGCATACATAACTACGTGCTTAAATAGTTTGTTTGCTCCACCTACAACAGTATAATTTATCAAAGAACAGAATCTTTTCAACTCTAATACATTTTTATTTGATATACGTTTTCTTAATAAATTACCTACACCACATGCTGCAATTAACTTGTTATTATTAAACAGTCCCCAAGCCTTTACACTATTTGACTTTCCTTGTAAATGATTCTTTTCAAAAAACCCATTAGCTTCATTAGCAGAAATCTCTCTAACGTCGCAATTTCTTGCAAAGACCTTATGTTTAATAATTCCCAATGCCTGGCAGATCCTAGAAATTACAATATCAAACTTATTATAGATCTCGTCTTCAAAAACCGTTATTAGTCTCACTCCATTATTAAAACAAGCTACCATCTTTTCATAATGATAATTTCTATCAGTATTACCAAGATTTTCGGAATGCCAGTATAAACCGCAAACCTCAACAGCAACTTTATTAGAAGGAAAATACAAATCTAATTCTTTTGGTCCTATTACAGTTCTATCATTATATAGACATTTTATATTGGGGTGATGTTCCTTAAAAAAATCACGAATTTTCTGTTCAGGTTTGGACGTATAATTATTGTTCAAATAACATGTAATACATCTAGCCCCAGTAATGATCTCTCCCCTGCTATTAGCATCTCTAAAATTATGAAAAGTTGTTTTCCAAGTATGCCCATTAGGACACTTTAATTTAATTTTACTTTTACTATTTAAATATTCTTTTGAAAGTAATTGGTAACCGCGCTCTTCAACATAGTTTCGTATATAATCAATATTATGAATGTGTATTTTATTTTTATATCTCTTTACATTTTTATTATTTTTTCTATATACTGCGGCTTTCTTTAATAAAATAGAAGCTTTATTTTTTCTATAATAACTTCTACCTTTCCCTATCATATAATCATGATCTCTTTTTTCATGATAATTTTTATTTTTCAATCTAATACGTTCTGCTTCACACTTCTCTGAGCCACAATAAATTTTCTTTTTATAAAATGTTTTAAACTCTTTACCGCATATTTTACATAACCTTGTATATTCTTTATAACAATTAAGCTCTCTGTTACGATCTCGCCACCTTAGCCTGTCCTTTTCCTGTTTAGATTTAATAGCACAGGATGAACAATACTTTTGACTCCCTGTAGTAGGAGTAAAAATATTATCACACTGTTTATATTGACATTTCTTATCTTTGTACATAAATAGAATAGTTAAACAATACTTTATACACCATAAGTTTAGAGGGTATATAAAGTATTGTTTTATAGCAAAAATTACAGACTTCTATCAATAACTCCAATACCTAGCATTCTCGGATCAAGACAGGCGAATCCAAGCTCTGCCCATCCAAAAAACCCTTGCTGTTGAGAACGAAGCAGAGTAGGATCATCGTATGCTTCATATTCCTTTCGAATAGGCATAACAAGAGAATCATTGACAGTAGAGTCAAAACCTATAATCTGGGTCTCGCCCAGCGTATTAATGGTACCATCAGCATTGGTCAAATTAGGATTATCAAGAGTATACTGATTGTAAGTATTTCCACTAGCAGCAATAAACTTACCATACTCAGATCCGTAACCATTTATGTTATAAAGACCAGTGGCGCCAAGATGCTGAACTTCATGCATTGTCACATTCCAAATAACTCCCATTCCGGCCGCCTGGAAAACTTCTCGCCGTGTAATGGGGTCAATATCCGTATCCGTCCATTCACGAATGTCAGCCGCATCTTCAGGAGATATATACAAATCAGTCAACTGGCGTCCTACTCTCTTGAAACCAACCATCATTTTATTGATGAGTTCCTTAGAAAGGTATCCAGCTCCTGTAGAAGCTGGGTTGATTTCATAAATCGGAGCAGGCCTGGACCCTAACAGACCTTTACCAGAAAAAGACGATGTACAAGCTGGCATAATAACTCTCCAACCACCACTCTGTTACTTTTATGACCTGAAATTATTTATTTTCAGGCGGGCTAAAATTTCTTTTAACCTCTCCATGTCTCCATGGAGTTCAGAACATACCTTCTACTCAATGAGTAGCTACTTGGTGTTCGTTGAGAACTGGAGTTACTTTATGATGCATACATTTAGGTAATATATTCTTAATACCATCAAAAAACTTTAAATCCTGCTTAATATAAGTAAAAACTATCCTATATTTATTGTCTTGCTGTCTTACAGTAATTCTACTGTTATAAAAATTAGAAAAAAGATCTGCTAAAAAATATACCTCTTCCTTACTAAAATTATCAGTACAAAAACGAAGACTATTTTCACAAAAATTACCGTCATCACCTATCAAGACCGCTAACGAAACCATATTAAAATTACTTATTAAAAACTCTTTAGGCAGAATTTTGGTTTTATTTTTGTAAAAAAGTTTGTGTAATTCAGTTAAATAAGGATGAACACCGGTAGACATAGAATACACTTTCTGAATATTATATAATTTTTTATTACTCCTACCATCAGGCATCCACATCTTTTTTCCTCTATCTCTATTCCACATATTTGAAGTGGTAAACGGCTTTAAATTATTATATTTCCATTTTAACCATTCAACTTGATCCGTGGAGTGCTCTTCTCTAAATAATGCATTTTTTAAATGTGATCTTTTCTCTATATGACCATCGCCTAATACACTACCTATCAAAAGACTTTTTTGAAAATCAGAAAAATCAGTTCTTTTTAATTCTCCATATATATGTTTTGGTTTAATAAATGTCATATCGTGTTTTTTAAGCGATGCCATAACAGTTTGTATAGATACTCTCAACTCTACAGCTGTTTCAAATATATTCCCTTTAAATGTATTTTTTAAGATATCTCTTTCTATAATCATAAGTTCTCCATTTCTGCTGATTGTCTCTATTCATAGGGTTTTTACTGTACATTGACTAGTACCTATGACCTAACGAGAGTTTCCAGCATATTCATAGTTTGCTTTATATATCACTATATAAAGGAGCATGTGTGTTTACTCTTCCTCATAATCTGCCAATTCCTTGGCCACCTTAGCGGCCGAACGCTGTGCAATATCAATACGAGAATCACGAGCATAAGTAATCTTCCACTGTGCCGACGCGTTAATATTAAACGTAGGCACGTAAACCTCTTCACCTATACCTTCAATGAAATTCTGAGCCATATAACCGAGTCCCGGTAACACCCACACGGGAATCTCGAAGTCTTCTGCTCAATATCTTCACATGTATTCGTTAAATACATGTCGTTTCACAAAGAAACTGCTTTATGTTTCCATAAAGATGAGACCATATCAAAACCCTTCTAAGGGTTTCCCCAATTTCGGCTTCACTTGAAGCCTACGGCTATAAAAGCCTGGTCGTTGAACGCTTTTTACACGCTGCTGATTACCCATATATCTTTTTAATTATTACTATATCAGTATAAAAAGCTTTAGGGCTTTCCAGCAATTAAGGGGATTTTGACGTAATATTACTATTACGAAACGCAACAATTTACGGGATAAACGGCTTGAGCCATTCTGTTACTTTTTGACCTGGAATTTTTTTTATTTCAGGCGGGCTATCGCGAGATAACCTCTGTATGTCTCCATACAGTTCGGACTATATTATTACCTATAAAGGTACCTAACGTGTAGTCTCTGAGATGTCTTTATTATTAGGATTATTGTTTAAAAACTTTACTTTATTTACTATATCGAAAACTTCGTCAGTATTGAATTTGTTATTCTTTTTTAATTCTAAGTACTCTAACATCAGTATAGCTTGTCTACGTTTGGCATATAATTTATCCTTAACATACAACAAGAACTTTTCTATATCATCATAAGACCTAATGTATAGATTGTAATAGTATTTCTTTTTATTTTTACCTAATCTTTTCTTGGCCTTAGACTTAGTAGTTCTAATAGAATACTTAATATCCAAATTATCAAAAATAGTGATTATGTTATTCCGATTAGTATCAGATCCAGTAGTTATATCTATAGTTGGTATAACACGCGTATGATAATATTCTCTAATATCCCCATTGACTAATTCATACTCACTTTTTTTGTTTTCAGTAACAACAAAACATACCGAACCATCACCGTCTATCATACCGGCCAACCAAGAGGCAGTGTAATTTCTATTACCATTATCATAATTATAGTTAAGATTCAAATTTAACAACTCATCATATAATTTCTTCTGGTAATCAGTGTAAGGTGTATTATTTTGTTTCCAGCCACATTCATAAACATAATGTAGTCTGTCAACACAGAATTCCCTAATTATTTCTAATTGAGGTTTTCTAACAACACTACAACCTACCACCAAGTCCGCGAACTCTATACATTTAATAAGTCTATTTATAGTGAGCTCTTTTTTATCCTTACCTACTGTAGCCTTCCTGAATCTTATATGATGGTTTATATCATTATCATCTAAGTATTTGTGACACAACTCAATCAAACCAAAATTAGTATTAACGAATTGTATACACGGACTTAATCGTAATTTACCTCTAGGATAAAATCTACTTATATAAACACCAAAATCACTATCCACTAAACCAGCTATATAATTAGTACTAATAATAAAGTTATCTGCATGATTATCCATTTTATCTTCCTTTTTATTACGTTATCAGTAAAGAACAGCTTTAGGAGTTTCCAGCATATAGTTAGGTTTACTACGTAGTCTCCCAACTACGCGGGGCACAAAAATTTACCCGGTGCCAACCGTTCAGTAGCAAACATTCCTCGCATAATCGAATCCAGCTCTAATTTCTGAAGGATAGGAGTTGTGATAGCAGCAGCAAATGCCTTAAAAGCGGCCTCACCAGCGGGGCCAATCTCAGCAGTGGCTTTAAATAATTCCTGCATTTCTTTGAGTTCCATATTCAACTCCTCCAAATTTAATTAGTTTAGGAAGCACTATAGAGTGCTTTAATCCCATTAAAACTTACACCAACAGCTTTACCCTTATCGGATATAGAGTTGTGTTGTTAAAATTAGCCTGACACTTAGCCAAACTGGCTCCCTTCATACATATACCCACAGCTGTAGTCTGACCATCGATATAAGACCCATTAGCCTTATCTGTGGAAGCTGTACCTACGGAAACATCAGTACTATTATTAGTCAGCTTAGCCTCATCGGCCGCAACATACAACGCGTCACCTGGTTTCATATTATCGCCAGTTTGAATAACACTCGCTGTCATGTCACAAGTATAATGCACGGTATCCCAAATACCAAGATGAGCGACACCCAAAGGTGCCTCTTTGGTACCCTGGATATCACCATTACTATCGTAATCCGGCTGGGCAAGCACATCACTAGACCCCAAATCACCGGGCATCATAAAACCAGTAGGATGTACTTGGTGATACCCAGTCTTGACCTTCTGCATAGCGATCCCAAATGGCGTGGCAGTAACACCATGCGCCATTTTATAGACGATAGCGTCCTGATTTGCAGCTGAAGAATCAAGATAAACAACGGAACCAGCATAAGCTACTACAGCGCCAACGCCGCCAGTAGATGTGGCTGTCTGTGCCCCGTAACTACAAAATTGATTTAAAACAACAGGATGTCTTGGACTAAACATACCCCCAGTTCCTCCTTATTTCTAATTTTTCATCTTCGCTGCCATAGCCTTGCCTAATTCAGCGTACTTTGACAGGAAGCTGTCATCAGTTTTCACTTCTAAATTCATAGCTGCTGATGCAGTAAGATTTGGGTCTACATTAGCAGGAGCCAAATCATCTGAATCACCATCTGCATTAGCGTCTTCCACTGTAGGTGTATTCGGAGTCGGTTCGACAACCACAGAGTCAACGGGTTTCTTAGCCAATTCGGCCTCAACCGCTGCCCTTATAGAAGTCAACTCTTCTTTATAAGAAGCAAATTCCTCATCACTCATCTCTCTAACCTTAGCAGACTGAGTCTTCTTATCAGAGAGAGCTACACCAACACTAACCAATTCATTCATTCTGATCTCAGCAGCTTTGTCTTTATTCATATTATCAATTAAAGTCTCCGCTTCAGTGAGTTTATTAGCCTTCTCTTCGGTTTCCTTCTTAGCCGCCTCAAGCTCAGAAGTCAACTCGTCAATTTTACTATTCAAACTCTCGATGGTACCAGCAACCTCTTCCAATTCGGTATTTTTAGCCTCCAAGGATTCTGTTAACTGGGAGATAGCTTCAGCGGATTTGTTGAGAGCCCTCTCGGTTTCAGCTCTCTGTGCTTCTTCCTCTTTCTGAGAAAAAATTTCAGTAACAAGCCTCTCCACATCTTTTTTCAGTTCATCACTCATAGAGTAATACCTCCTATAAATTTTAATGAGATATTTATTTTTCCAACCTGAATAAATTTAATTCATCTATACCTTTTCCAAGTACCTAAAACAAAAAAAGATTACGGTAACGACTGGGCAGCGCCAGTATTACCGCGACAAGCCATTGTGCTAACATCAGGACTAACTCCCATCATAACCATTACATCACAGGAACCAGCCGCACTAGAGGTGATACTAATTTTGTTAGTACCAGTATCCTTAGTAACATACGGATTCATACCCGACGCTTGAGGACCAAGCGTTACTTTACAGTAAGTAGCAGCGGCCATACCATGAAACTTAACCCCACTAACCAATGTAACGGTACCAGCCCCACTAAATGTAACTGTTTCTGCCCATACGAAAGGATACGCATGGTTATTACCCATATTACGATAAATAACGGCTAGTGCGTCATCACCATTTATACGAGTAATTTTCGGAATACTCTTAAGTAAACCCTGTTGTCCAATGTTTATACTTGGCATAATAAAAACCTCCTCTACGATCTAGTTTTAACTGCCTCGTGTCGAGCAGCTTCTAATTCAACTTCTTGGCTACATCCAAAAGATTATTTAATTTTTTAGTTAACTCTTTTCTATTATCAAATTTATTGGCTCTATTTAACATGTCTCTAATAATAACGGCCGCGGCCGCCTTTATCTCATGCCTCATACAATCTGGATCAGTTGTGTCACGAGAAAATGACGTGCATTTTTTATCGTAAGCTGTACACCAATCCTCCTTGTTACTGTTCTCTTCACCAGTATCAAGTCGGCGTTTGTAATTAACACATATCCCAACATCATTAGGCTGGGCCGCTGAATTTTCTTCTTCCACACTGTTTAAATCGGGTTGTGTGTCAGAAGGGTCTGTAATTACAGAGTCATTCTCATCTATCTTATTAGAGGTTAGTTTATTATCATGGTCTATTACACTGTAATTTAATATAACTACTTCTTTACACTCAGTATTATGTTCTTTTTCACTAGCTGTCTCTAATATTACAGAGGACGGATTTGCTGGGTTTTTAACTATTCCGCACCCGGAAAATGTTATATTCCTTAGAACACGCTCTATAACACCATCAGCTATTTCCTTACCGTCACGCATTACTTTAGCCAACTTACCAAAAAATCTGTCAGTACTAGCCAGTCCCATAGCTTCAGCCTCTTTACGTGAAAGTACCAAATCACCTACCTTAACGTCGTAATCAGAAAAATAACATTCCATTGAAACTTTCCAAGAGCCGTCGGCTATTTCTTTTGCTACACCCGGAAATCTATTTTTGTACACTACACCGGCTATCACCACATGCATATCACTATTCTCAGTATTTATACTGCCTTCCTCTTTATTAGACAATTCAGTTAGATCTAGACGTTTATGGTTACCGTCCACAAAGGCTCTATCATAGATATGACCTATTATCTCATCTTCACTATGCTCTATATCCAAGGCTTTACTAACTATAGTGTCCTTAGCTCGCACCAACTCAGACGGTAAGAAATATGCATGGTTTAAATTAGCTCCGGCCGAAACAAACACTGCAGAAAAATACTGTAAATCTGGTTGCTTGTCCTCAGACCTTGGTAATTCTATTACAGCTGCCGCAGCCTCAAACAATTCATCCGTGGTTTCTTCCAACCTGATATCAGCCTCTATATAAAATTTTTCCATTTGGATTCTCCCTAACTTTACTCATCCTCATCGTTTTCATTTCTTAATTTAGCTAATTCCAAGATAAATTCTGTAAAGACTTCATCTGTCATATCTTTTACCACATCAGTTAATGAAGCAGTTTTTTGGGACGGGGTGGTTTGTGGTTTAGTAGTCTTTTTCACTTTCGTACTATTCTTTTTATCTGGACTTTGTGGTTGTTTAGTTTTGGCTGGCTTACCTGTAGGCCTTCCATTAGACGGTGATCCAGTAGGACCTTTCTGTTCTGCTTGTACCTTGGATTGTTGCCAAGGAGATCCTATTATACCAAATATTCCTGAATCTACAAGATCGAACTCTTCTTCCATATTGGCTAATTCATTAGGATAATCAAAACCAATCTCCTCAAGCGCGGTGCGGTAACTCATCATCCTCCTATCTACCAGCTGAGACATAATATTCATATACATTATTGTGTCTTTAAGTACACTATCATCCCATCTAATTTTAGGGAATCTATCAAAACCCATAGCCTCGGCTATCTGTCTATATTCACCATATATCCACCTAGTAACCTGACGGCGAGCATAGTCTATTTCTTCTTGTATACCCTTTAAGGCCAGTTGAGCTTGCGATGGATTCATACTATCGCCCATACCATCTATTAGAGCTCTAGGTACTCCTATACCTGCAGAAATATCATCATTTACCTGAGCATATTTTTCTTTACCCAAAACCTCGCCTATCTCAGGGGAAACTATTTTTTCCACACTTAGAGTATGATTCCAAACCACATTAAAAGACTTACCAGATGTATTAAATAACTGGGACACAGCCTCTAACTCAGTCTGTGTAACGACTGGATATTCGTCACTACCTATCGTAATTTTTAATATATAATTAGTTATACCATCTAGTGTGCTTAGATCAGCATCCCTTAAAGCCTTTTTATATTCAACACTGTCAAATAATTTAAATGAGCGTGGTTTAGCGTATCGCTCATAAGGCATTTTTCTATAAGTTACAAAACCTACAAGACGTGGATCTAATTGAAATTCCTTACCTTGTTCAGCGGCGGATCTTAAGTCAGAAGGTAGAGATTTTATTAATGCCTTCTCATCCTCAGTTAACTCAGCTGGCGGTTTTTTTAGTAATTCAGTTAATTCAGTAGGCGGCGTTAGTTTGACACTTACCTTATCAAACAACAAGTTTCCTGAGATATTTACTAATTCCGGATTTAGTACAGTGTATCCTACGGGCAGGTGGCCTTTTGACCATATGTTTTTCTTTGCTGCTGATTCTATTTGGCCAGTACTTTTCTTGAGTTTTTGGCCTGGTATCGGTGATAAATGAGATACACGAGGCTCGTATTTGGCTAATACTTTATAAGTTGTCACATGCCCGTATTTAAAGAAGTCTAAAAAAATCCAATCAAGTACCTCATGGAATCTAACATCAAATGCCCACACATCGAAAAAACTTTTTATTTTTTCATCGTCTATATCATGCTCGAACCCCTTAGACGAAAGCCCTGCTAATATATTAGTCGAACTCCCTATCTCTGGAACTGTGTGGTAGTAATTAATAGCGTTTTTAAATTGTTCTTTTGGGGTCTGTGATAAGGGATCTTTTTTAGCAAGATCAAGAAAGTTTCTGTCCAATAGGTCCCTGTTAATTACAGCGGCCTTATCTTTAAAGGCCTTTGGAACAATACCACCTCTTTCTAGAAATGCAAGGGTTTTTGGTTTAGGATCCAAATAAAAAGTAGACTTACCGGAGGCCTCATCCACGGATATAGATTTTATGCCCACGTCGGGGTATTTCTCTTGTAACTCTTTTGTAACTTTATTAATATCCATTTATATTCCCTTTACGGATTAACATCCTGAATACTTTCTTTTCTACCTATTACAGAATCCATATCAGCAAAAGTGGTTTCCCTGCCAATTCTATGCCTTGTATAATCATCGGCCCAAGAAGGTACTGAGGCATTTGGTGTGCCTGCACCAGATACTGTAGCCCACCAAGGACCTGGTTGAAAATCCTTATTTTCTTCAGTCATTACATATCTCCTTATTGGTCTGTATCTAATTCATCATGAGAATCATTACCATTTTCTCTAAGTTTTGTCTTAGCGTAGATACGTCCTAGCGCTAATGTAACAAAACCGCCACCTAAGAACCCCAATCCTATCGAAGCAGAGATCCATGGCTCATTAGTTCCGGGCATAATATGGAACATACCCCACACGGTAGGAGCATACAAAAACAGTAACCACTGAAATTTCATAGAAGCAAAATTACGTAAAAGTTTTTGTATCCACAGATCCCAAAAGGTTCTATCAAAGATGGATAATTCTATCTTCTTCAAGCCTCCGCATATAAGACATGTTTTATTACAATTACACATACGAACTTCATCATCAGACATAGTACACCTCCCCACGACCATATCCTTAGTGTAGTTCTCTAATAAATAGAAGGTTAGTTTATTATTTAATTATACGCTTATTTTTTAATATAGCATGTCCTAATAAACCATCAAGCACTGTAGTACCAGGTGAACTATGAGCTCCTAGAAAATGCCAAGGGGCATTAGGTTTACGCTCTTGTACATAACCCCCTGTCTGGTATAACAGTGGTTCAGGATCGCCCTCCAATTCACGGGCCACGAGCTTACAACCATGAGCAGCTAGAATCATGGCTGAATATAAATCCTTATTCTGCCCCTTCTTAGGTGTATCAAAATGCAGAGCGCCGGAGCCAGTCTGTGTTACAACTATATTCAACATTTGCTTCTTTAAAGTCAAAATGTTTTTGTAAATCTTATCAAGTACAGAGACACCATCAACAGGGGTCTCTGGAAATAATAACTTCTTATCTTCCAACATAGCTAGAGTAGTAAAATTAGCATCAGTTATCCATGTCGGATTAAAATTAACCATCTCAAGTATATGGCGGCCCTTCAAAGTTACCTTATCTTTATCCGAGCGATCTATTATCGGTTCCTTACTATTATAGCCTTCTTCTAATAAGTCCATTATAGCATTACCACCGCCGCCCTTATCCATGAAAATCCTAACAACATTATAGGACTCACAGATAGCCTGTACTGTCATTGTTAATTCCTGTGTGGTCTTACCCTTCAATTCCAACACATTAACAAGCACATTTGGATTACCCAGCCTTACGATTACTACACCGCAACTCGCACTACCTCCCTGACTTGGGTCTACACCAACAACATATTCGGCTCCTGGCTCACCACGGACCTCCAAACCAAAAGATCCGGTACAAGACTCCAACACGGAAGCTTTGAAAAATCCCTCTGAATCAGATACCATCGCGGCTTCGTATTCCATACTAAATTCAGCGGAAGACATTATACGTTCCGCCTCCTTTATATTATTCTCATCAAGAAATCCATTTGGTAAATCCCAATAAGGTACCTGCCAAACTTTATATTGAGATTCTTCACCGTGAAGCTCCATTTGCCGCCAATAGTCTTTCATTCTACGCCACATATGATTGAACTTATAAAACCCTGATGAAGTCATTACCATTTTATTAATTTTACCATCTTCAAAATCATCCTCTGTAGCTAGTCCTAACTTAATCAATTTTTCTTGCCGCTGTAATCTCCTAACATTTTCCATTGGTTCGAGTGTTGTGGCGCCCATAGGTCTAACAACCATATCCAATACTTGGTCTGGGACTTGAGCTAACTCGTCCACTACTATAAGATAGAAACGTGAACCACGGATCTTACTATTATGACTGAAAAAACCATTTGCACAGTATTCATTACCGTCTGGTACATGAATATCATATGTACACGCTTCTCCATCAGTAATTTCTATTATTTCATCATAATATATATTAGTATTATTTAATCTGCGTATTATGTCTATTCTACTATCATCAATATGTCCATATTTATATAATAAATCATCACATAATGCAAAAGATAAGTCTTTTCTACTAATCAGTTTGCTGGGGACTATATCGGGGCATTTTCTACAACCATCGAAGCCTTTGTAATGATATTCATTAACAAAATCAATTACCATATGTATGTCAATTGGTACAGTATCATAATGGTTATATGTATCTCTATGAATGTATTTATTGGTTTTTCTGGATAAACCAAAACCTATTTCTTTCATATATAAATCAACATTAGTACCAGTAATATCTAATGTATAACACACATTCCAATTTGAGTTACATTCGGGCTTTTTACTCAACTTTGCAACAATACCATAATGTAGTAAGATATATTGTAATTGGCCAACTAATTCTTTTGAAGTATTTGTAAAAATAATTCTATCACCTTTATCCGAAATAGAACCATCACCGTCCATCAATCCTCTTATAAAAGATGACATAACATCCCTGCTTGAACATAATATAACTTTTGGTATGGATTTGTCTATAGTTTTAACTTTAGATAAACCAAACGTATCACATAACCACGAATTAACTATAGATGAATCACACCCAGCAACTAATAAACCCAAAGAATAAGCCTGTTCCTTTGTCACATCAGTATGTCCACTATGCCACCGTTTAGTTCGATCTATTAATACACGATCCCCAACTACCATAGCATCAAATCTACACCAAACTATCTCACCGCCTCTGACTACTTTAAACTCATGATTAGGCGTACCTTCGCTTTCAAAACCTTTTTTGGTCTTAATTTTGATAGTATTTTTTATACCATTACATAAAGATCTATCAGTTAGCTTAAAAGCACCATTAGACCACACCATATCTTCTCTATCTAAATAGTGATTGTGATCTATATTATCAACATGAGCGTCATCTATTTTTCCAAATCTATCACTAAATGTCAAATAATTACAAGAAGTTATACAGCCATCGCCCAAAGGTAACGCTTCGATAAATGAGGGACTACAACCTCCTACGGACTTGAATCTTAAATAACAGGTATCAGAGCCCCTGGTAGGTCTCTTCTCACAGGCTTCACGTAATAGTGGGGATTTTGCGTAAAGTTTCTCAACTTCACTGAAGATCATCTTGCTTTGGCGGAAAACGGGCCCAATTAACCCTACTCTATATCCTGGGTACAGCATACAACTCAAAGTAGATAAAGTTCCTAACATAAAAGTCTTACCTACGCCACGGCCACAAATAGCTATAACGTAGTTCTTAAACCACATATCCTCGAAGACCGCCCTTTGTATAGGTGCTAAATCCACACGCAACAGGTCATAGGCAGCAATGCATGGATTTTCTCTATAAAATTCTATGAGTTCCATACCCTGCTCCATGATTATGTCGGACATAACTACCTCTCCTTATTAATTAGTCCTCATTCTCATTCTCTTTAGGACCATCTTTATCATATCTATTACCAACGTAATCCTTTCTTTTCTCAAGATCTTTTAATTCTTCCGCTTTATTGAGTCTAACTCTCTCTTTCAGTTTCTCTTTCTTTAAATCATCAAAAGCTACAGCTAAGTCAACTATAGAAAACCCCTTATATTCATTGGGATTTATTCTATCCTTACGTCTAGTGGCCAGGTTCTCCTTAAATGCCTTGTTTTCTTTTCTTATTCTCTCTAAACTCATAGCTATATCCATCTGTGAATTAACTTCATCCTTAACAGATTTCAATAATCTATATTCAAGTACCCTATTTTTAGCTAAATCCATAACATCATCTAAATCGCTGGCCGATAAATCCTCGTCCTCAAAATCTGCCATATAAACCTCTACAAATTCCTTATACATCGCGGCCTCTTCTTCGTTAAATACAGAGTTAACAGGTATTATCTCTTTGACTAATCTTTTTGTACCTTTCTTCCTACCCATACTTAGTAATATCCCATATCATCGAAATATTCCTCTGGATCTACATTCATCAACCCGCATTGCTCCAAAAATAAAACCAATAACTCTGGAGTAATATCATGACTAAAATATTCTATATCCGCCCCCACTGACAACTCAATACGATTGGCATTTCTTAAACCCTTTAAAGTCATGACATCATTAACTTCATCCAATTTGTCCTTGTTATTCTCCATCCATAAACACACATCTGGAAAATCAACGTCATCACAATACATATTTGCTAATTCGTCCGACAGCGGGTTTTTCTTCTTAAAATAAATTATTAAGGAATTCGAAATTTTATCCCTGGTTTCCTGTTTATGCCTCTGGCCTTTCTTTGACTCACTTATCGCACGTCGACTCAATTCGCTTAACTTAAAACCAACTGGCCGGCCCCTTTTTCCATTACCCATTCTATTCCTCCACTTCTGTGACACTCGAGAATTTTTTACATTCGGGACAAACCATCCCTACTGTAACCGTAGTAGCTGAAATTATATATCCGCAACTATCACAACATACATAAGTTTGGCGACCCCTAGCTTTAGGGGGTTTCCTAAAACTAAATGGTAGGTTCTTAGAATCCGACCTCTTACTCTCTCTGTGTATCATTTCGTTGTGTTTACCAATACCGACGGCTGGCTCATAACGTCTTGGCGAGCCCGGTGGTAGTTCTTGATTCAAAGAGGTTTGTTTCACGCCTTTGGTTATATCTTTTATAAATTCATTATTCATCATATACAATCCTCAAACTTCTTTTTTTCTTTACCTCTTCCTTTGTTTTAGTAGATAGTAGATTAATTAGATTAATAATTGGCTACTATTTTTTCTACGGTTTTTCCATTATCATTCAATAAAAAAGCAATAGTATCGAATATAACAGAAAATTCTTCTCCGTTACTTAATCTACAAATCAATATAATGTGACGTTTGCAATCAGAACATTGATTTTCTATACCGTCACAATCACACATTGACTTTGTGTCAAATATCAGTATATCAGGATTTTCCTCTATAATTGGATACTTACCAGTAATTATAGGCTCTGATATACTTATTTTTCTTATGTCATCTAAAATCCACCATTTCTGGTTATTATCATATCTTCTTATCTTCAATATCATGTCTACTTCCTCCTCGATTTATATACTATCTACTATCTACTAAATACTACGTAACACCTTAATAAAACTTTCGTCTACAATCCACATGAATTTCGCGCTTACTGGCTATATAATCAGATAGATAGACAGTAAGTTCCTCAGGAGTATAAGTTCTTAAATCCTTTTTCCAGGGCCTTACGCTCCACGGACCGTAATGATATCCACAGGCGTTTCTTATAATATTATATGATTTTTCACATAGCATCTGTGTAGCCTCTTGTACCTCACTAACCAAATCAGCGGCCAGAGCTGGATGATTTCTCATAGTATGACCAGTCTTATCTATACCCTGCTTCCTGAGATCATGTATAATACACGCCGACAGTATCTCATCCCTACTACTTTCACATTCAAGACTACGACACATCTGATATGCTACTGTAAACACCTTCTTTGTATGTAATATAGTGCCATCAGGACCTAGCTCGTCTATAGGATGAAACTTGCCAGATGAAGATGCCGGGCAGTCAATAAAAAAATATTCCGGTGCAGCATGTAAACAAAGACGAGTGAACTCTCTTATCACAACGCTGAAAATAAGCTCCAACTGGTCAGCAAAGACCTCATCCCTAAATTTATCGTCAACCATTAAAAATTCCTTTTATATCAATAAGGTTTGAACTGTTGACTAGTTGTATCAACACCAGTCCTCAGAGGCTCAGTCCTTATTGAGTTATGATTTGGGTTATAGCCCGGGGCTTTCCAACCATCCCCTCTGACTGCATCACAATTATGTCTTGCAGCAATAGAGCCCGGAGTTATAGTCAAATTTTTATAGTTATAGTTTCTATCTGTAACCCAAGGGTATCGCTCACGCATTTTGACCCAGCGCGGAGATGCATATTCTGATATATCTATAGGCATAAACTAACCCCCCCCCCTTTACAAGTTTATTCTTTTGAAACTTAATAACCTAATCCTTATTAGCCTTTATGAGGTCAACCATAGCTACTTCTTTATCACTATTTTCCAGTTTATTAGCCTGCATAAAACCCATAAGATTCATAGCAAAATCAGGGATGTCTTTTCCTTCCCACTCATAGTTAACGCTCATATAGGCATTATCACCCATCTTACAAACTACCCTGGCATAATTATAACCATCCTTACTCTTACTAATAGTGGAAAATACTACACTATCCGGGTCTATTGAAAAATTCATTTTTTTAGCTGCCATTTTAATCTCCTTATTTATATTTAATAAGTGTATTGGAAAGTATATCCAAAACATCTTTGGCTGAGCGCCGTAGATCTTCTAAAGTTCCATCATTAGAGACCTCTACATCAAATTTATAATCATCCAGTCCTGTTTCTGAAGCGTGTGTAGAATTAGTAATAACATCTCTACCATCACGATTTATCCTAATTAGAAGTCCACCATGTCTGGTAATATACGAAGCCTCGGATTTATATCGTAAATCGGTTATTATAACATTTTTGTAATCCTTTTCTTTTATCACATCGAATAAAATCCTGGTCCAATACTCATTATCAACTGTTCTATACCACTCCCCAAATTCCTGCATTATAGTTCTACCGCACCAATAACCATCACTAGAAGATAACGGATATCTTTTGTCTGGAGTTTCTTTTTCATTACCCCACAACTGTTCCCACGATAGTCCAAAAGCATCCTGGCATCTACGCTTAAGCTCAGTAGCAAACGCCATTAAAACATATGGCGGATAAGCTAATTTATTAAGTTCTTCCGCAAGCATTTCAGCAAACGCATCTTTTCCAGAGCGGGCCTTGCCCGAAATCGCAAATAAAGCCATTTTAAATTCCCCTTTTCCGTCAGTTACTACTCATTATCTTCAAAATTTTTTTGTAAGTTTTTCTGTAAGCATTATTAATAAATTTATCGTGCTCTTTTTTATTTCTCTTTATTATTTCATCACGTCTTTTTAATACATCGTCTTCTTTCTTTGCCATGTAGTATCCTTATCAATTAAATTTTGAATTTTTTAATATCACTACTTATTTTACTTTGAAATTTCTTTATCTGTTGTCTAAGATGTGTAGATTCGTTTTTTAGATGCATCACTGCATCATCTATATCGCTTTTTCTGTCAACTTCGATAAATTTAATTACATACTCTTTACAATCATGCGAATCACACTTCCTATTATCCTCATTACATACACATTCTATATCCAAACCATTGAATTTTGCCCACGCCCGCTTAATCAATTTCCGTTCTCCACTCAATCATACGTAGGTTGTTTTTAATAGTGGTGTATTCCTCCAACAACTTATCTCTATTCGAAATTAAACTGAACACATCAAACAACACATCTTTATTCTCTATAAGAGAGTCCAAAACATTTATTTTTTTCTTTATGGTATTAGCAATAATCACAGCATTAGCCAGACTTACTTCCGAACCACCAATGGAGACTGTGACATCATTATTAACCTTATTAACCAATATAAGATGGCTTCTATATTTATCAAGTAATGATAACAACATAGTTATAACAGCGTCCTCTAACTCCTGATTGGATCCTATCATATCATCCAAACATGTACTCAATTGGTTTATTTTCTTTTTTAAACTGCCCATTTCTACTAAGACCTCAGCCAATACCATACTCACACCTACTCCGGCCTAACTTCACGAGCCTGAATACCGCGTTCAGACTCAACCAACGTAAAAGACACCTTTTGTCCTTCTGTGAGGGTCTTGTAACCCTCCATATCTACGTGACTATAATGCACAAAATAATCCTTAGCTTTCGGATCACCATCTATCTGCACAAACCCATAACCTCTAGGATTACTAAACCATCTAACACTACCAATATAACGTTCCATACTATTTACAATTCTCCTTGATAAATTTTTTATTTCCGCAATCCCAAATTATATTACGACCTTGGGATTTACGAATTTGCCGCTCAGCGGCCGGTTCGTTTTTTAACTTCTCCATACTAGACCTATGTTTTCTGTTTAACTTCTTAAAATACCAATAATCTGGTTTGGTATTACCTATACAAGTGAACCCCATTATCTCGTATAAACCACCATCACACCACCTGAGATCTGAATATGAAAAAATCGATTTCCAACTACAATTATTTTCAAAGTAATTTAATAACTTAGACTCAATTCCAATAATTTCATAATTTAATTTTGAACAAAATCTATGTAATTCCCAAACATTCTCTTGTTCATTAGCCATTGGTAATTTACTAAAAGACATAACACCAACAAGTTTATTGCAATAAAAAGCACCTAATCTAGCAGACGATACATTATCATAACCTTGTAAATGATTTTTTTCACAAAATTCTTTTATTACACCCGGGCTAACTTCCTTTATCTCACAATCACGGGCGTAAATAACCTCACAATCTCCAAAACCAATAATACTATTTAAAGTACTATTAACAATATCCTTTTTATTAATAAATTCATCCTCAAAAATAGTTAATAACCTATATCCTTTTTCTTCGCAGGCTTTTAATTTATTAAGATGATAATTTTTGTCTTTTCCAGCTAGTTCGGAGTGCCAATAGAGGCCACAGTATTCTATGGCTAATTTTTTTTCCGGGATTACAATATCTAATTCCTGTGGAGAAATTAGGGTTCTATCCCTTTCAATAATATCGTATTCCAAATTAGCTCTCAGATAATTTAATAGACTTTGTTCACCATTAGAGGTACCACTAAAAGAACACTTATAGCACCTCTGGCCTTGCTGCCACCTATTCCAAGTTATTGAATGTTTATGACCATCTGGACAAATATATTTTAATTTTTGCTTGCCGTTTTTGTATTCCTTAATTAAAAGCTTATAACCCTCTTTCTCAAACTCTGACTTTATATACTCTATACTATGTATACATTTACCAGAACATATAGGGCATCTTTCAGTAGAGTTATTATTCCAATAACCCCACGTAATATAACCCTCATGTCCTTTAGGACACTTATATCTCATCTTTGTATTAGCGTTTTTATAACTATCCTCTAATAAGACATACCCATTAGTTTTGAAAGCCTCTTTTACTTCCTCTATAGTTGGTTTGATATTTTTAGAGCACAAAGCGCACCTATTACCCTTAGAAGTCCACGAATCCCACGACGTTGTGTATATATGACCATTAGGACAAATATATTCAAGTTTTGTATCGCAAGATATATATTCAGTGCTTAAAAGAGTGTACCCCTCTTTGGCAAAAACTCTTCTTATATATTCTATATCCCTACCATATACTCTACTGTTTTCGGAACAATAAGGACACCGTCTACCGGCGTTCCATTTATTCCAAGTAATGCCACGTCTATGTCCATTAGGACATTCATATTCTAACTTGGAAGAAGAATTAATATACTCTTTAGAAAGTAATTTATATCCGTTTTCCTCAAAACTTCTTTTTACAAAATCATATGTTAGCTTTTTAAACATTATATTATTAAGTCAAACCTGTTATCCGCGCGCACTAAAACATCAAAATAACCCTCACCATAGCCGGCTATCAGATCTGCTTTATCAAGACCGTTTATTATTTTTCTCGCATTGCGCCAATCAGTTTTATCATCACCAAAATACGTAGATAATTTTCGACCAGTGAAGGTACCATCTATCATACCTATAATAAGAATTTCTCTAGCAACTACTAAATCCATAGCCATGTCAGGATTACCGATCAAATCAATACCCAGGGCATCTGACCAGAATGCGTAATTACGACGACCGGTAAGTTGTACAAAACCACGGCCAGCGTACTTGACCCCATCACCAGGCTCTACATTACCTAGTCTAGTTGCTACATGAGGTCGTTCGCCATCTATGTCATACATTCTATGAAAATAATCGTTATTACCATACTCCTTTATTGGTTGTATGGTTTTAGCCGTCTCATGATGTACTGTGGCTAAGATATAGGCCAACCACTGGAACTCTACAACATAGGAGTCCTCATAATCCGACAACCGTTCTACATCGTTTTCCCAATAATCTAATATAGCATTAAAACCATCGACCTGCTTTTGTTTAAGCTTACCACCGAACATAGGTCGTATATGAGTATAAAATGTCTCTCTATTAAACATTACAATACCATCCCCTCTTATGATTTACTTTACTCTAATTAAACAAGAGGTTACATTATTTACTATAATCTGGCCGCTAAAAGTGCACCATTAGCAACGGCTGTCATAGGATCGACAGCCTTTCTTACATCACCTATTTTGATGGGGAAATCGACTTTATTAAGAATTGTCCTAATTCTGTTATTAAATCCCTTAGCCAATGTGAGACCGCCAGATACAACCAAAGAAACCTCCTCCCTAAAGATAGGAAGGGATTTCTCGCGCTGTTTAAGTTCATACGCTATATTTCTTATAGTATACTCTATGACACTATTATAGTAAACAGACACAGCTTCCATTATTTTAGACGTGTGCTTATCTAAATCCACACCAGATTCTTTTTCTAACTGCACTATACTAGGTGATATGTCAAGAGCATTACCTACTGACATATCAATAAAATCACCAGCCTTAGTCGTACTAAACTCAACGAGAGGATCTCCCTGGTGGATTACTGAAGTATTAACCATACCGGCGCCGAAGCTCAAACATATACCTGTTAAACCCTCGTCTAACAACTCACTAAGAGCTATAGCAAATGCCTCGTTTATCGGCTGAGCAGAATAACCCATCCCTCTTAAATAAGTACCCATCATTTCAGTATGGTACACAATATCAAAATCACCGTCTATTGGTTTTGCTGGCACTGAATAGACCAATTTTGTTTCGCCGTCGCCCTTACCTATCAAACTCTCAAGCAATAGTTTTAACATAGGTAATGAGTCTTTTTCCTTAGGTGATATAACTCCCCTCCTTAACGGCCTTTTAGCCACATCATTTCTTTCAATAGCTGTTTCAAGTGCTTCTTCGCCTACTACTACGAACGATCCGTCTGAATCTTCTATAAAATTAAACCCTCGCTTTTCTATGGCTTTCCTAATACTATTACGATTAACATCGCTCTTTGGAACAATACGATAGAAAGCATCGCGAGCCATCTTAAACATCGGTTTACCCTCAGTGTTGACTCTTGCCGAAACTAACATGTTAGTACCAACATCAACACCAATTCCATTAACATCCATAATTATTATCTCCTTAAATATATTATCGTAAAGACTTCCCTAACAAATCCCTTAATTTATCCACTTTGTCATCCACCGTGTCCTCTTTAAGGATTGTTTCAACACTTATTGATGGTTTAAGCCCGTCTCCAGAGGTATCATCTAACGGGTCAACAAATACCTGCTCCATCTGTGGTCTTTGGGAATCCTCAACGGAGGTGTTGTTGTAACTATCTATAACCGCAGGTTTGGCCTTCAAAACATCTATAACCTCTTGTTTACCTATTAAGTCCTGCTTTAACACTGATACTTGCTGCCTTAACTCAACCAACTCACCGACATCAGCCTCTAATTTAGATAACTTCTCTTTTAATTGACTGTTTTCCTTTAACACGGCGCTGTAAAGTCTGTTAATATTATCATTAGCGGCCCTCATTTCTGATAGATTAGATTTATATTCACTTATCCTAATGGCCATATCTTTGTCGCCTTTAGACACATCAGCTATTGCAGAACTTACAGCCTTTCTTATCTCCTCATCCACCTGCTCAGGTGAATAGAAATTCTTATTAGGGGCTTCACTGGTTGAAGAGGCTCTTTTAAGATTAATAAGCTCAGCTTTAAGACTCGTTAACTCATTCGTCAACATCTCTATTACCTCTGAATCAGAACCTGATGAGGTACGGGCCTGCATATCACGTGGGCCACTTCTATTTAAACGACGACCATCAGATTTAACATGTTGTTTTCTATAAATCATAATTATTTCCTGCTATACTGAACTTCATCTATGAGACCGTATTCCTTGGCCTCTTCCGCAGTCATGAAATTATCATATTCCATATCTTTCTTTATCTTACTCAATTTCTGGCCGGTAAATTCCACATAATAGTTGGCCATTTTAGCATGCAATCCCTCCAGATGTTTGTGGTAATTCTTTAACTCACTATACTTACCTTTGATACCACTAGATAACTCATGTATCATAATATTTGTGTTTGGAAGAGCGTACCTCTTTCCCTTAGTACCTGCTGCCAACAAAAAAGAGCCAGCACTCATACACTTACCATAACCCAGCGTGACTATATCAGGTTTTATATACTGCATAGCATCAAACACACCCATCATTTCATTAACACTACCGCCTGGGCTATTAATATACATATAGATGTCCTTCTCTGCTGAGGCCGATTCAAGAAATAAAAGTTGGGCGACAATAGAATCAGCAAAACCCTCACCTATCAGACCGCGTATAAAAACAATTCTGTCTTTGAGTAGTCTGGAATACAGGTCGTAGATCTTTTCATGACCATTCGTGCCTTTTTCAATAACGTACGGAACTGACATTTTAATTCTCCCTTAAAAATTGTTCTCTAATAATGTTTTCAACATATTTTGGGGTAATAGACAATTTTTCAAAATGCTCAGCATAGTACCTCCCTGACTCTGCTGAGTATATAGTTATGTTACCCACATCATAGTCATACCAGTGGTCTGGTGAGCCTTTTATGAAATAATAATATAGTCCACCATCCACCACTATTTTCCTTCTACCTTTCCTTTGGTTGTTGGCAGTTTGACTTTCGTTGGGTTTAAGTTTTAATTCTCTAACTATCATAAGGTTTCTCCAAAATCAATAATAAAAACTAAATTCTATCTGTCAAGAGCATAGCCCCGAGCATCGTTCGGGGATTGCGGCTAAAGTTGTTCATTCCTTTCAAAAATAATATAATACACATTATCAATTTGTCAAGTAATCTGTTAAAATCTTTTCTATTCGCAGCTGATCGGCGTAATCTGCATAAGAATTAAACTTAATCAACCCTGTGATCTTTTCGACCGAGGCATAAAATAGTTTGTTGTCGAAGACAACTGAATAAAATTTATCTGATGCAGTTTCTGATATAAAATTTACGAAATTTAATTCGAACATAAAAGTACCTTTCTGAATCAGGTTATTGTTTTAAAAAAAAATTCACTGCAGGAGGTTTTAGAAAAACCGACTGCATAGTAGTTTTATTCAAACTTCTATTATTCGTAACTTCTATTATTCCTAAATGTCCTGCCAGGTACAGAAATTTCTGTGCATTTTGGGAAAGTTTTCTGTGCATTTTAGGAAAATGGTTTTTCCACAGCATCGATGGCGTAGTAAAATTGAGCGTATTTTTCTCTACCTTTTGCATCAGTTTCGCTCATCCATTTACCCAAAACATATACTTTCTGTTTCTTCTGTGCACCGTCGCCACGTGTTTTGGTTTTCAATTCTTTTATTTTTATTATACCATTTTTTTCCAGATCTCTTAAATTATCTCTAACACAATGCCTTGAAATAAATAAATCTTGAGCCAGTTGTTCTTCGCCTATACTCGCAGCTAAGTACCCCTTCAAAAAATATTGCTCGTAAACTTCTTTTCCGTACACATTCCTCATGGGTGCTCTAACAACATTTCTCCTAAGCCAATAATATGTTAGCTCCATTCCCTTTCTTGAGGTCATTATTTTTCTATATTCATCATTGTCTAATAAACTATAACCCACCACTACAAATTGATTGTCTTTCATTTAATTCTCCTTATAATCCTCGCCTTCTCTTAAAGTCAAAATTTCCGGCCCAGCTTCAGTTAGCGCTACTGTGTGTTCCCAATGCGCTGCTAATTTTTTATCTACAGTTCTTACTGTCCATCCGTTATCCACAACCTCAAGTCTATTGGATCCCTCTACTATCATAGGTTCTATAGCTAACACTATACCTTGTTCCAACACCAACCCCTCATTGGGTTTGTCTGTGAAATTATATACTTGTGGTTCTTCATGTAGATCCATACCTAATCCATGACCTACAAATTCTCTAACCACATTAAAACCGTTTGATTCAGCGTGTATTTGTATACTGTGGGATATTTTATTCAGTCGTCGGCCTTTTTGTAGATTTGCTATCCCGTTATATAAGCATTCTTGGCCAATTTTTATTAATTTTTCGGCTTCGTAACTAACCTCGCCTATTGGAACAGTTATAGCCGAATCACTATAATAACCATCCAATAATACACCGTAATCTACACTAAGTATATCACCTTCCTCTAGTGGTTTATCGGACGGTATTCCATGTATCACCTCATTGTTTATTGATGCGCATATGGAATTAGGAAAGCCATGATATCCTTTGAATGCAGGTAAACCACCATAATCATTAGCAAATATTTCTCCTAATTTGTCTAATTCATTGGTGGTTACCCCCGCCGTTTTTGAGGTAATGTCAATTACTAGTTGTAGGTATGCAGCAGTAATTCTACAGGCATTTCTTATTTTATTAATTTGTGATTCAGTTTTTAATACAACCATGTCTATCGGTCAATTTTTAGTAGGCAATTTCCTTTATCTTTAGGTTCGTAACAAGAACATCTTAACACTATATGGTCTAGGTCAAGAGCGGTTTCCATACACAGCCTGTGTTTGTAAACCACATCTCCTTCAGATTCAAATGTTTCTGTATCTATACCATAGTCTTTATTATCAAGCGGTATGATAATTCTTTCTAACATGTGTATACAAGAGGAACAAATCGATCCTTCTAACGGGTCTCTTTCTATCATAATGACCTCCGAAATGTTAATATTATAGTTCTCTTTGTTCGTAAGCCCTCTTTATTGTTTCCTCGGTTTTACCTCCCGCTAATCTTCCAGCTCTTTTGAGTCTTTTTATTTTATTATTTATGCTTTCCCTAGATCTACCAGGGAACATAATTTCTAATTCTTTAATGGTGCATTTATCATAGTTATCCATAAGTTTCTTTTCGTCACTATGACTCCACTCTTTACGCCTCATTTATACCTCCTTATTTGACCTATATCCCCTTCAAACTTTCAAAGTATGCTATGATACTGGTTTGGACCTTTGAGTCCTTTAGAAGCTCTTTCATGAGCTCTAAAACATCTTTATCGACGTTACCTCGAGCAATAGTTTTATTTATTTCTTCAATAAACTCATTGGTCCATTCTTTTGTAGTACCCATGTCATCCCTCAATTGGCACACTGATTTAGTTTAAACATAGACCCTCATAAATATATGAGGTTAGTTTATTCGACCATGATGTTATCTACCATGTAATAGTTTACCCTTCCTAACAGTGTAGTTTAAGATAGTTTTATCTATAACATCTACAAAGGCTAACAAACAACCTTTACATATTATTGAGTCATTTATTTTTATATAAGCTCCGCTATATGTTTTACATATATGACAAGAAGCATCACCAAAGTCACCGTTGTCTTTTCTTGGATTATTTATTGCTTCAAATCTCATCTATATAATTCCTTTTCTTTTTCAATTACAAGTGAATTGCCTTCTAATAGACATTTTTTACATATTATTAATGTGTCGTAATCAATATTTATTTTTAATAAAATCTCATCTTCACATCTGCATTTATTACAACGCCAAGGGATTCCTTTTAATTTCAGTTCAATGTTCTTTACTGTTTCAAATGTCACATTAAAGGCCATTACTTTTTTTCCTCAAAAAAGCCATGTATTTCTTTTTGTCGATGCCCTTCTAAGGTGTCTTTGAGCTCTCTTAACTTTTTTTCGCAGTTAAAACAGATTAGTACATTTTTTTCCCCAGTATATATATATTTATATCTAAATTTAGTTATTAAATCATCACTAAGTGCAGTGTTTGTAATATCATGAGAGCTTTCTTTACCACATCTATAACACTTTAACATAAGTGTTACCATAGTGCATACTCCTTTTATTCTACTTTACCCAAATCACAATTTTCCAAATCCTCTTTAACCATTCTGTATTCTTCAAATGTAGGTTCTTCTATATAAACATCTTGATAATAATAATAAGCTAATTTAGCGGCCTCATATTCATTTTTAACCCACACATCAACTGTGCTTTTAACAAATGGATGATTACAATTCACATCGTCTTCTGGATTGCCATCATAGAATCCTATTACCGTTTTATCTGGATTAAGATAATACCACGCTAATTCGAAAAATGTTCCAATTATCGGTTTTTTCTCGTCATATTGATTCATATTACAAATAGCCATGGTACTTCTCATAACATAAGAACAGTCCTTTGGTACTAACAGCTCAATACCCTTTGTTTTATAGACCTTCAGTCGTTTATCATCTTTACCGTTGTTTTTTAATACCATATTGTTGAACCCATTATTACATGGATCTATAATACACCAATCTGGATTTCCAGCAAAACATCGTCTTATGTTTTTTCTCCATTCGTAACTTTCTGGTTTATCAACTGATATCTGCCCTATTAGATAAATCGTTTCCTTCATTTTCCTTTTCCTCGTTTTCGTAATAACTTAGTTTTTCTTCATATGCGCGTAATTTATTTCCATAAGTATCGATTTTGTTTGTAAATACTTTTAATATTTTGGTATATTCTTCGTATATAGCATCAACCATTTTCTTACTCGATTCTCTGTAGATCTTGTCCAATACCAAAATACTGAATAAGAATCCGATTACACAACCAATTCCAATCCCGTATAGTAATGTGTCAGTCACCGTTTTTCTCCTTTAAGTAATTTAGGATATCTTTATGGAGATTAACAAAATCAAAAACATAACCACCGAAAAATCTCTCATTAATTATATTATCTATTATTTCCGATTCTTGTTCTTTATTAGAAAGTTCTAATAATAGCTTGTAAGTTTTTTGAGAACCATATACTTGAGTTAGAGAACATTTTCTTACTTTGTACTCATCATTGCCCACAAAATATTTACACATAGTTATGATTTCTTTTTCGGGTCCGTTTAACGTGGTCTCAGTGTATTTCAAATAATCAGGATCGGTATTCATTTCTGAATTAATTAAATCATTTGAATATGTATCATGTGGTGTTAATACTACTAAGAATGTCAATAAAACTAGGCACATCTTCGTTATCATTCTTTTTAATATCTTCATAAGGATCAAGTATCCTTCTTGTTAGTTCTCTTTCGGCGCCGTTAACGGCGTCTATCCATTCTGATATTTGTGTATAGCCTATTCTTGTCTTCAGTATTAATTGTCCAACTAATTCGCAAATTACATAATTCAGATCCCCTTTATTTTGGATTTTTTCGGCAAGGGAACCGATGTCATTTTTAAAACTATCTCTTTTTAATTTTTCTATATAAGGCATTTTTAACTCCATCTATTTAAATAAAGGTTAATTTATTATTCTTCCTCTATATTCAAGCCTATTGCCCATGGCTCTAAAACAACACCTGTCCTTAAGTAATAATTAAGTACTAATATAACCAAGTTAAGTTCTCTTAGTTTGTTTTCAAATAATTCCTTAGTCTCCATAGCTATTACTAGTTGCTCTGATACCTCTTCTTTGGTTAGCTCTTCTAGGTAATCCATCATACTCATTTTAGTGTTCCTTATCAAGTTCTTTATTTAACATATATATATTTATTGAGGCAAGTATGTATTTTACAATTAAATCAGATAGATTATCGTGCAATCTATCCATATACTTTTGTGTATACTCACACATATGTAATTCTTCATTACAGCTGAACGTATAGCTATTTAATATGTTTTTTATTATTGTTTTGAATGCTTCTATGTCTTTTTCAGATATTTTGGTATATATTTCCATTACTTTTGACACTATTGTATCAATTATGTTTTCTGTCACAAAATAATCGTATAGTTCTGGCATATAACCGCTCCTTAAATAATTATTTCCAAGCTTTCTAATTTACCGTTATTAAAATAAATATAGTAACTGAAACATTTATGATCTATACATGTTATTATGTCGAGTACACCATTGTATTGTATCCTTACGTCTTTTGTTGGTACTTTTTTTAAACTGCCTACCAACTTAGATAATTTATGTTCGTTCCACTCTGGTTTTCCGTAGTAATATCTTTGCTCCTCAGGAACAAGTTCTAATACAAACTCATTTCTAATCAAACAGCCATCTTCTGTAATAGTGTAATCTTCAAAATTACAGTCCAGTGATTTTGTTTGGAATATGGAATCTTGAATTTCTTTTTTTGTATTAGGTAACGGATACTTACAAATTACATTATCGTAATTTCCCACTTGTCCCCCTTAAAAAGATTCAATGAAAGATGCAGCAAACAATAAAGTTACTGATATTATTATTAGAGTTATTTGTAATATATCGATTGTTTTTAGTTTCATCTAGTCCCACCAATTTGGTAATTCCCTTTTCAGTATTTCACAGAGTAATTCTATATCTTTGTGTTTAGTCCTTTTACCATCTTTAATATAATCATTCTTTATTATTCTGTCAAGCAAAAATATACATAATTCTATGTCTTTCGCGATTTTAATTGAATCAATACTTATACTATGTTTATAAAAAAAGCCAGCAGTTAATATGAATTTAAACTTAAGTATCCTGAATATAAATAAATTATCGTAATGTCTATCAGCCCAAATGATTTTAAACCACAACAAAAGATTTTTGATTCCGTGTATAATGCCTCGTAATAATCCAATTTTATTACTCATTATGCATCACCACCTGTTTTTGTTTTTCAAATTCGTCGCTATCTTTCATACATATACGACCATCATTTATCTAATTCGTATAGAGAACCCTACCACGACCGTGACTGTTTTTATTCATGGCTCTCTGAATAAAACCATAGTTAGTATTGTGCACACTAATATAGCCCATATATATTTGGTTTCCTGAAAGATACATCTAACATAACAAGCTGGTATAAGACATGCTACCAATATAATATTAACTAAGATTCTGAAAAATTTTCGCGGGCGGGAAAACAACCCTAGCCCTTATTGCACTCAATTCTAAGTCTTTTATATTCTTTTCTCATCCTATACCAATCTAATTCACATCTGATATGCCACCATTTACATGATGCATTAGAAGAATACTTAAACAATGAAACAAGTTCTATTTCATTAGGATTCTTTGTGAATTTTAAATCACCTGTGGAAGGATCTATCCACCAGTATCCATGATCTTCTTCCCCTTTGTAAAAACGTTTTAAAATCTGCTGACGCAACATAAATACCTCCTCTATTTGGGCCACGATAAATTCTTTACGATTTTGTTATACTTTTCGGGTGACATTGATAGCTTCTTCCTTATATAACTGTTGCCCCACAAATTCCACATAACTAAAAATAGTAGTATAGCTTGTGTATATTTAATAATGTTATCTATAGTAAGATAACTATCTAATAGAACAGCTATATCCATTTTTTTAACTCGTCTATAGTTGTATTAACAATTATAATTTCGTATTTTTTATTGTATATAGGAACTGTAATTTTTACTGTATCACCACTTACTTCGTACTTTGTTCTTCCAAAAGCCCCACTTGCTGTAGCTGAATCTGATGCTTCAAACTTAGGCAACAGTAGTTGTAATTCGTTACGTATGGCTTGTTTAGTTGTTTCCGGTAAATAGTTAATATTTACTTCTTTCATTTTCCGCTGTCCTTTATTTAATCTATAACTATCGATAATCCTTTGTTATATTTACCTGTATTATCCAACACACCGTAGGCCATTCTGCCGTCGCCTATCTCCATCGATTTTTGTGGTACATAAATATCTAATTCTTTATCAGACAAACCACCACTTATTTCAATCGGACTTCCAGGTACAGTTCTGATTAATTTAAGCTCCAGGTCAATGTTGGCTATGTCATCTGGTAGATATTCTGAAAACTCATCCGATAGTATATCAATTAAATTTTTAAGTTCTTTTACAAATGTCTCTTTATCCATTTTTGCACTCACACTCCTCTCCGCAATTACCCCCGCAAGAGCAATCATGATCTCGTTCCATCAGTTTAGTCATTTCTGTCTCAATTAATTCTTGAAATTCCTCAGAATCGTTTATTAATGATAAAAGAGTAACAATATAGAATATATTAGCGTTGTCATTCCTATTTATCAAGGTCTCTTCATCCATCTTAGGTAGATATAATTTGGTAGTCAGATCTTTTTCAATTACCAAAGCGCAATCCGCGTCATTTAATTCCATAGTCGTACTCATTATTTATTCCTCCTATACCCTCTCGTTCTTTATTACGTCAATATAACAACCTAATATGGCTTTATGGCCTTTACGGTTTGCTATATCAAGTTTTATATTGGTAGGTATTAAATTTGTTTCTCTGTTAAATTTACTAATCAATTCTAATATGTCCTTTTCCAGTTCTTTGACTTTATTCATTTTGGTATCCTTTATTTGATGTTATTTTATCCTAATATAATATAATCATTTTTCTGGATTTGTCAAATATGTTTTTAAAAACTCTATCCCATCTTCCCCCACGAGGAAGTTTTTTAGTTAGTATAATATCTTAGTCTGTATTAATTGTGATAGTTTTTAGCCCACTGGTACTTACCCTCATCTAAATACACCCAGTTCAGGTCTACCCTTCTTTTTGAGTTCATTTCTGATAGCCTGTATTCTGTGTCAATGATCTCTCTCATGATGTGATTTAGAAGATTTGGTAGGTCAATGTCATTTTCAGCTTTCACTGAGATATTAACTTCAACCATAAGGGTCGACTTCTCCTTTTAAGCTCGAAATTAAATCCGGTAGTTCATAGTTCCTATTAAAGCCATTTTAATATTCACTCCGTTCCTATTAAAGCCATTTTAATATTCACTCCGTTCCTATTAAAATGGAGGTTTGTTTATTCTAATTTATTATGGTCGATTTGTTTTTAGAACCCCGGACAAATTATATATAAGGTAATATGGATAGTTCTATGCTGTGCTAATTAACTCTATGGTAACTGATTCTATACTAATTGATTCTATACTAATTGATTCTATACTAATTGATTCTATACTAACTATATAGTATTACTACATATATCATGGTCGAACTGTTTTATGGGACCAAATTGATTGTAAGGGGGACCCTATATATGAGAGGAGTTATATGTATTTGTATTTGTTATTATAGCCCCCCTCCCTTTATGAGTTTTTATATCCATTTCTTGGATTTTTTGGTAAATGAGTGTTTTACTCGATTTGACTCGTTAAATGACAAATTGACCTCATTCGACCCTTGCCGAGAGGTAAAATAATGCAGGGGGGTGTTCTTAATGGACATCTAACACATTGACGACCCGGGGGTATACTACCGGGGTATTGAAAGGAGTAATTATGAAAAATTTGCAGAGATACAAAAAAATTAGAGAAGAAATGGCAGCCCTTAATAAAGAACTGCAGAAGATTGAGTCGTCATGGACGGTGGCCGGTGTATACAAAATCGGCCGGATACACAAAAACCAAACCCGGCTGCTGGAGCGGCTGGGGATGGCGAAAATCCGGGAGCACTGGAGTGAGTATTATGAGTGCCCCGTAGATGTCTATGGGACGGATAATCCGACAGCCGTTCTCAAGAAAGTAATCAAACATTGGAGAATCTAAGACTGTGGGGTAGGGACTCTGTGTCTCTACCCCGTTTTTTTGATATGAACATAACACAATAACCCAAAATAAGAAAGGAGTAAATCATGATTAGATTAAAGAGAAAAGAAGAAGAAAACAGAAAGTTGGATTCCCATGCTCGGGTTAGGAAAGAGGCCGAAGAGGCCAAGAAGGAAAGAGAAGAGTATAGAAAGAAGTTCCGCATCATCTAACCCGGAGGGGTAGAGGTACGTATTATGTACTTCTACCCCGTTTTTTTGATAGTATAACTTACAAACTAATACAGTAAAGGAGGGTGGTATTATGAGTACATTAGAACAGCTTCAATACAAGAACTACAGCATCGGTGAGGATGGCCCGGGCCGTTGCGAGCACTGCGGCGAAAGTACCAAGAATAAGCACCTTCGTCGTTATGAGAAGGGGCCCGTTCTGTGTATTCCGTGCTTTCTGGCGGATTACACCAATGCCCCCCAGCACGTCATCGACGAGATGGCTGCCTGGATGGTAGAAAACTAATAAAGCACTACCTCGGATGCCACTGGCTGAGGTTAAACTTGTGGCATAACACAATCACAACCGCCCCGGGGCGCAGTCCGGTTACCCGGGGCAGAGAGGATATTGGCTATGAATCATCTAAAAGAAAAGCACAGGCTTGAAAGTATGTGCTATAGATTCATGGAGGCTGCCCAGACTGCCGAAACCGACGGCAATATGGAGGGCTCCAAGAGGTTTTGGGCTAAAGCCCAATTCTACTATGACCGCCTCACTGAACATGAGGCTGCTTGTAACAGGAAAGGAGGTTGACAATGGCTGAACACTCATACTTCGAATGTAAATGCGGCAAGCCGTATTGCCGATTCTGTGATGGTGGTTTGGGATATTGCACAGTGTGTAATGGATTTGAAGGAACGCTAACCACACATTGCCCCGGCCGTAAACTCACCGAGGAAGAGGAGATCATGATTTACAATCTCGGCATCCTCGACTTCCGGAATGGTAGGTGGGTTTACAGACCCAATTACTCAAGATATTACAGAAAGTAACTCCAAAACTTGAGAGCGGGTTAGCCAGCGCTCTCAAGGCGGCGGGCCTTGTTTAGTGGCTCGGTTTGCTTCTTTTCACGTGGGCAAAAAACGGTGCTCGTGTGTGGAGTTTTTAGTATTATGGGGTAGGAGCTTTTGCTTCTACCCCGTTTTTTTGGAATTATACTAATAACAACCAAATACAAGGAGGGTATTATGATTAATTTTGTAAAAAAGTTATTTGGTAGGGTGTTTAACAGGGCTCCGGTGAAAAGACCTTTAAAGTACAGAACCACTGAAACAGAATGGGCTTATTACTGGGTATCGCGCATCGGTGATAATAAAGAAATTATGCATGATCGAGTTACTGAATCGATGTGGCCTTATTGGTGGTTCATGAATCTTAGTGATCAAGGGCTCAGGAACATCCCGAAAGGAGGTTATCGTGTATGAAAGGGTTAGAATTTGCGGCTACGTTACAAGCATTGATGTAGTATCAGAATCAATGTGTGAAGTGATTATTGAAAGTAGGGTGTATATTATCCCTGCCGTCATTATTGGTGAAGCAGTGGTAAACATATTCCGGAAGCTATTCAAGGAAAACGATTATATTGAGGCTTCTGGAAGAGTGGCTGATGGTAAAAACTCCGCTGGAAAGAATGTGTTTGCTATAAACGTTATACATTCCAGAAATTCACCAAATGGAAACCTGATAGACATACATGTATAAAAATGAACCGCTGCTTAGGTTAAAAAGTTAACCTTGGTAGCACATACAGAAAAGGAGGGTTTATGCATTCAAACAACAAAACCAGTGTAAAAAAGAACGTCATGGAGAATCCGTATCTGCTCGGGATATACCCCAATGGTAAGCCCAGCGTGTACGACATTGTTCAGCGCGCGAAGAAATTTGGCTGTGCGCCATTTCTGGTGCCTGGTAAAAGGATGATAATGGAATTTACCTGCCCCGCCTGCGGAGATGGGCATATGATCAAATTTATTCGAAAACCCGACTTACGCCACAAGATTCACGTCTGTGTCAAATGTGGCTACAGGTATATGTCGCCAGGGTGGGTAGAGGTAAACGGTACATTTAAGAATTTCTAAACCAATATACGCCGATCAAGGGGAACGCTGAATCGGTCATTGTTATGCCCAAGCCGGGCAGAAAGGACATTACTATGTCAGACATTAACGAAGCTTTGGTTGTTGGACATCTGGCCGCAGACCCGGAATTAAGATACACCAAAAACAACATTCCCGTTTGCAACCTCAGGGTTTATACGAACAGGAGATGGAAAGACAAGACCACCGGACAACCTCGTGAGAAGGTTGACCGACATACAGTGGTATGTTGGAATGCCGACGCGGAGAATGCCGCCAAGTACCTTCACAAGGGCAGTCATGTGCTCGTGAGGGGGCGATATGAAACCAGGGAATTCTTGGGAGCGGTCAAGGATGCGAATGGGAATGTCATCTGCTACGCCAATAATCAGCCCGTCATGGCCAAGAGATACGCCCATGAGATACAGGCCGCGTTCATCAATTATCTTGACAAGAGACCCACGGAGAATGCATACGGAGACCCCAGGGCATATACGCAAGGGGCACAGAGTAGCCATGTACCACTTCCGTATGGGGTACAACAGCAATATGCGAATCCCAGTGAGCCTCCGGACTATGATCTTCCGCCCGTGGATGTGTATACTGATATTCCTGGTGCATAGGTGTTTCAGACCTCACTAGGCCCCCCGATCCTGAAAGAGAATCATTGTCACTGGTCCATTATTGGAATGACGACCGCCCTACAAGCACCTTGGGCAAACCAGAAGATTCCAGGATTAAAAAATTCAGCTTCTCAGCTTTTAATTAATCACATAGGAAGGCGGAGTATATCCGTCTTCCGAATGGTTGATTAAATACATAGACAACATAAAGAAAGGAGGTATTATGATAGGTTATGTAGATTCACGCATCGACCCAAACAAAGCGGTGATGTACCAAGATTGGATTAACAGTAATGTTCCGGCCGACGGTAAAAAAGTGATAGGTTCATGTGTGCATTACTCCAAAAAGATGGTAGAGAGGTTTCCGGAACTTCGACTGGTTGGAATCCAAGACCTATTTGAGGGGCATTGTTGGTGCTTCACCGAAGATAATCTTGTAGTGGACCCTACAGCTCACCAATACGATAATGGGTTTTGTTATCCCAACGATCCCCTCGAAGAGGAGGATTTTCCAACTGGCAAGTGTATATGGTGCGGTGAGATGGTCATTCCAGATACCAATAGGGCAAGGGAATGGTTTGGGGCTGATATGGTAGGCCCTCATCATGAATGCGACCGTTTACTAATGGAGGATCTAAATTCAATATGAGAGGAGGTAATCTTATTAAAAAATATTGTCCATGTTGTGGAAGACAGGTTGTATCATATAACCAATCTGACGAACATACGGCTTCTGGAACCAGACCTAAACGCGCAGTAAATCCTAATGAGTTATTCTGTGATGAATGCGGGGAGGAATTGGATGAGAATGGATTATTCCCAGAAGAAGCAGCCCAGTGTCAGTAAATTAATACAAACGAACAGATCAGAGCTCCATCGTTTCTCTTTAACTGCTTTTTGAAGAAAGGGGATTATTATGTCAAGATTAACACCAATGGAGATTATGTTGGTGGAAGCCAACAAGAAAATTGATGCTTTATTGAAACTTTTATCGAAACCGGACAGGATAGAACCATCTAGCTACACAGAGGTTCGGCTTGACTTTGTCGACTTGCCCATACACATGAAATCACGAATCATGAAGAGTGGCAATACCATCGGTGCGAAGTTAAACACTGATTTCCACAACACATTTCCGGATGGACTCATCTGCACCATTAAATGATAACCAACTCCTCGGATGCCACTGGCTGAGGTTAAACTTGTGGCATAACATGAGACAAGGAGGTTTCAATGAATTACAAAGAACAAAGAAAATTTGCAAAAGAACTATTTTCCGGCAAACTGCCGAGTGATGTGGTAAAAGTATTTGAAGATGAAGATGAGTGTTTCGGTGCTATCCTGGAAAAACTGAAACCGTTCCGGGAAATTGTTCTTGAAGTGATCAAGAATATCGAAATTCCCTCAGAATGGGCTTATTATTGGGCCAGGCTTATTGGTGATAAGGGAGTCATGCGTGATAGAGTCACTGAATCAGAATGGGCTTATCGCTGGGCCAGGTGGATTGGTGATAGGAAAATCATGAGAGATCGGATCACCGAGTCAGGATGGGCTTATCGATGGGCCAGGGATATTGGTGATAAAGAAGTCATGCGTGATCGGGTCACCGAGTCAGAGTGGGCTTATAAATGGGCCAAGAATATTGGTGATAGAAAAGTCATGCGTGATCGGGTCACCGAGTCAGGATGGGCTTATCGATGGGCCAGGGATATTGGTGATAAAGAAGTCATGCGTGATCGGGTCACCGAGTCAGAGTGGGCTTATAAATGGGCCAAGAATATTGGTGACAAAGAGATCATGCGCGATCGGGTCACTGAATCGTATTGGGCTTATCGCTGGGCCAGGGATATTGGTGATAGGAAAATCATGCGAAATAAAGTCACCGAATCAGAATGGGCTTTTTGGTGGGCCATGAACATCGGTGATAGGAAAGCCATGCGTGATAGGGTCACTGATAAAAAACATGTCGAACTCTGGCTCGGGAGCATCCCAAGTTATCACGGGATTATGAGAAAGAAACTAGCCACTGGCTGTGTGGTATAACACAATCATAACCGCCCCGGGAAACCGGGGCAGGAAGGATTAAATCATGAAAAATTTAAACCCACACATAGACTGCGTGGAAAAATTACAAGATATCAATTATGGTACAATGGAAGATCTCATGTCCGCCAAACTGTTACTTTTAAGCCCAGCCCAACAAGTGGAATGGGCTGTGAGGGTAGCAAGGAAGTTTGCGGGTGTCAACAAGGAGGCACTGGAGGTGGCCGGGTTTGCTGCGGGGTTTGTGGTGTGTGATGAAAGATGGCCACAAAAATATTGGAAAAAGAAGGGCCGTTCGTATAGCCAGGAAGGAATAAAGTATTCGGCACCAGAAGTCAAAATAGCCAGGTATGCGGCATTGGCCGCTGGCTACCTGGATTATAACGATCGATGGCCGCAGCATGACCTATTAAAGAAATTGCTACGAAGAATTATGTTCGTAGTGAAAGACCTTTACTTTCAGAAGCTGCAAGAGCTGATGAAGGACGTAGCAGAGACGTCCAATATAAAGTGGACGCCGATTGGGTGGCAGTGCCAGTACTGCGGGGAAGCCTTTGGGGGTCATAAAAACAGGGCACACGCCTGCCAGGCGCTGTGCGCTACAAAGCGTTCCCACCAAAGAGGCGCGAACTGTCAGTAGGAGAAATCGTGAAAATTTTGCGGCAAGAACGGGAGGAATAGATATGGATAAAGTTAAGGTTGTTAAGATCGACGATGAATCTTTGGAGTTTGACAATGGGGTGGTTTTAACCTCTGACCATAGTGAATATTTAATCTCTGACAATAGTCAATTTTGTTGCGAATCGCATTATTTAAGTTTCGCAGACTTGACTATTGCAGACTTCGAAGGACTTGAGTTCGACTTAACGTCTGATGGATTCTTTGAACGAATAGAGGGGTATGGCATTGCTTTAATCCCATTGGCAGGCTTCCCTGTGCGTATTCCTGGCTATGGCCACAACAATGGCTGGTATTCAGACCAACTTAATCTTGTGCTGAGTGACGACAGGGGATTCATAAAGGTGTTTGATATTACAAAGTGTCAAGTAATAGTGGAAGTATAACAACCGGGTGCCCTGCCCCTAAAAACTACCTCTATGAATAGAACTGGAAAAAATTTCGGAAGTCCCAGGAAAACCGGGCTCCTCGGAAGCTGCTGGCTGAGGTTAAACTTGTAGCAGGAGGTGAATAACATGGGAATCCTAATTGCAAAAATTGTTACCTGCGTCATCATCGCCTATGAAGTACGTGATGGTAAATGTGATCGCTGGCTTGGACTTATACTGGCCGTAGGCGTAGCACTACTGTGATGGCGTATACACTGAATAGATCAGAGAATGAACTGCTGATCAGTTTCTCTATTACTGTAATTTTGATCATTAACATATAAACAAACACCAGGAGGTAATTAACATGAACACTGACCAATGCAAAGCAGCCTGCGATCCATACCTTAACGACCACACAAAACATCGGCCGTATGCTACACGTGCTGCTTCCATCAGTGTCTATAAGGAATGGGCAAAGTACTTATTCCTGAGATCAGTCGGTTACACAAAATGTCTGGGAGGTGAATGAACAGACCAGGTGCTGAGAACAGATCGGAGGACGGTTTCTATACTACCGTTCTCTGATAACAGAAACAGGAGGTAATAGAATGAAGCTTTCATTTCAAATCGAAAATAACAAATTCACTGCGTCCATTCAACTCGGAGATGAACTCTTAATTAACGTCGCCGGCAAAATCACCACAAGTATCAAGAACATCAAACAAGACGCGGAGAAGGAGATAAAAAAACAGAAGCGCTTGGCAAGGAGAATGCTGCGAGGAACCCTGAATGAAGAACTCCTTGAGATGATTAAAAATGGCGACTTTGAAGATATGGTAATATACTCAGGCCGACAACCAAATCTCAGACACGCAGTATTAAAAGCACTCATAAACAATAACACACCCATTACTTGGGTCCAATGGTGGATTAAACACAATGGGGATGCCGCCTTACTGGACAGGAGAATAAGATCATGAGAATAATCAAAGGCGATTTAATCAGCCTCGCGCTGACAGGAACGTTCAATCTTATTGTACATGGATGCAACTGTTTCAATACCATGGGAGCTGGTTTTGCAAATCAAATTCGCATTAACTTTCCAGAAGCTTGGTCGGCAGATCAGAGAACGGTCCGAGGTGATATGAACAAATTAGGATCGTTCACACAGGCTACTGTCAACAGAAATGGCCACGACATTACCATTATCAATGCCTATACACAATTTGGCTATGGTAAAAGACTGCAAACCAACTACAGCGCGATTGAAACAGCCTTCGCTGCAGTCGGAGTAATGTTTCCACACAAACGAATCGGATACCCACGCATTGGAGGAGGTGATTGGAACATTATTTCGAAGATCATCGATGAGCAACTCAATGGCTTGAACCATACCCTCGTGGAACACAGGGCATAAGGTAAAAACAGATCAGAGGATTCGTTTCTCTCGACTGCCCCTTTGGAAGCCGCTGGACGAGGTCAAGCTCCGTTGCCGGAAAAACATACAAGGAGGTTTCAATGAATTACAAAGAACAAAGAAAACTGGCAAAAGAATTGTTCTCTGGCAAACTGCCGGAGGACGTAGTAGATATATTTGAGGATGAAGATAAGTGTTTCGACGAAATTATGAAAGAGCTAAAACCATTTCGTAAAATTGTTCTCGAGGTAATCAAAGATATTGAAATCAATTCAGAATGGGCTTATCGATGGGCCAGGAATATCGGTGATCGAAAGATCATGTGTGAGAAAATCACTGAATCGTATTGGGCTTATAACTGGGCCAAGTTTATCGGTGATAGGAAAATCATGAGAGATCGGATCACCGAGTCAGGATGGGCTTATTATTGGGCCAGGGATATCGGTGATAAAGAAGTCATGCGTGATAAAGTTGTTGAATCAGAATGGGCTTATCGCTGGGCCAGGTTTATCGGCGATAAAGAGATCATGCGAAATAAAGTCACCGAGTCAGAATGGGCTTTTTATTGGGCCAGGCATATCGGTGATGAAGAAATAATGAGAGATAGAGTCACCGAGTCGAGATGGGCTTATAACTGGGCCAAGTTTATCGGTGATAGGAAAATCATGAGAGATCGGATCACCGAGTCAGGATGGGCTTTTTATTGGGCCAGGCATATCGGTGATGAAGAAATAATGAGAGATAGAGTCACCGAGTCGAGATGGGCTTATTGGTGGGCCAGGGACATCGGTAATCGAGAGGTTATGCGTGATCGGGTTGTTGATGAGAAATATATCAAGCTCTGGCTCAGAGATATTCCGAGTTAACATGTGGTCATGAGGAAGAGACTACACGACAAATAAATTAGGGAGGATATTATGGCAACATTATCACAAATAGTGGACTTATTATCGGAAATGGCCATAGAATCAATAAAGAAAAAACTCGAATTTACAGTGCGAAAACCAAAAACCCAAGAGCCGGAATCAAACGCAATTTTTGCTAAGGAGAACACATCGTTCATTAACGCATGCATGGCATCTGGAATAGCGCCCACAAAACGTCAGGCATCAAAGTTCAGACGCGGTGAGGGAAAGGCTTGGGAAGAACTCATGAAACACAAGGAGGTATAATACAAATTTATGTGGCGTAGATCGGTTCATTGCATTGTTTCTCTGGACCGTTATGCGATAGAGGTCCTAGCGCAAGGCTAACATGTTAACGTTAACAACAAGACAGGAGGGATTATGAATGAAGTAGCAACAGCAGTACAGCAAGAAAAGAAAGTTGAAACCGAGATCGAGGAATTCATCATCACAAAGGGCGGTACAATGATCGTCGGCGCGGAACTGGTCGGAGACAAAATGACCGGATTACTCTGCGCGCTGTTGGATCGACACAAGGATTACCCGCCGCGGTTGGTGATGTTCCGGAAAGACAATTATCCGGAAGGAAACATCGGAATGGCCCACGAGGACGTGGACGCCATCGTGATTAACCTGGCGAAATGCATGGAAGATGCCAAAGTGATTGCGGCCGGCGGGGACGTGAACCTCGGACTGGCCGGGATCATCTGGGTGAATGTATTAGTGGCCATTGGACATGAGATCAGTCACATCGAAAACGCACAGATGGACAGAGCGATATACGAACAGGCAAAAAGGGAAGCACCGGTTGAACTCGAAGAATCGGCCAACAACGACGCAATGGCGGATCTGGTATTCCTGGCCAAAACGTATGACATCGAAATCCCGGCGGATGACCTCGGGTACATCGGCGTTGAGCTCATGGATTTATTCATCGGTGAAGACACCAAAGACCTGCCCTGGGTGATCAAAGCCAAAGACCAGTTGGCCAATGGCGTGGTTTACGAAGATGGCCCCAAAAGCTGTACAACGCTACGTGAATTCATCAAAATGGCTTACACCAATGATGAGGAAGCGTGGGAACAAGAAGTAACAGCGGTGAATCTCGAGGGCCATCTGGAGAACGGTGAACAGGTACACGAAGTGGTGGATAAACCGGTATCAGTCGAAGTTCAGGAACCAGCCGTGGCCGGAACCGCTGAAGTAAAGGTCGATGAAGAAACACCGGAACCGGCAATTACCCAAGACTACCTGAACAAGATTACGGCAATGTTGGCCGGAACGGGTACACAGCCTGTACCCCCTACACCGGTCAATACAAACGCACCGAGCACTCCCAAAGAAAATGCGAATCCGTTTGAGGTACCACTGCCCAACGAAGTAGCAGGATCAACAGTGACAATGGGTGCGGCGCCGACCATCGCAACGGAAATGTTGCCGGCGTTCCTGAAAGAAGTATGGCTAAAACTGTACCACCACATGTTCGTGAACTGTGGCTGGAAAAAGAATCCCGCTACCAATACGTTTCACTTTGGAAACATCCCGGCCATCGCCCATCCGGTGGATTTGAGCGAAATTGTCAAACGATACGGCGCCGAAGGCGTGATTGTGTCATATCAGAGCTACACCATCGAAAACACACAATCCGCAACGGAATTGCCATTCAACGGCGCAGTAACAGGTTTGGTATTTCCCAAAAGCGGTATCGTTGGATACAAACTGGCCCTAAATCTTGGCGGAAACAAGGTATTGAGATCGTTTCTGACACAGAATCCGTACAAGAAAAATGCCAATGGAGCGCTCACACAATATGCCGCCCAGGCAAGCCAGGGGCATATCATTGCATGGGTGTTCAGAGATGAAGCAGGCGCCGGATCAACGTTCAACGAAAAATGCGCCGTAAAAATCGTGGACAATGTCTACGAAACCGTGCAATGATCACCGTTACGGCGCTAAAAGGCGTCGTTACCGGAAACGTGGGACTGCTCAAAGTGCAGCTACCCACAGGAAGTACACTTAGGCTTCCCCAACACGAGACACTAAAAATCGGAGACCCCTGCCTCGTATTATATGATTATACAACAATGAAAGTGAGAAAAGTAGAGGCATGCGAACGGGAGCGACAAAAAGAAATATTCCATATCCCACTAACGCACGAGAATCCGAACACGGGTGAGCCAATACCAGAAGAAGAATTTGAGTTTCTCTTAACCGATTTCTGATCGCGTTGGGTCGAGGTCGGCCCCTACGCACAACTACAAACTACCCAAAACAACAAACTACGGAGGTAAAACTTATGGCTTCAAGAAGCATGGCGTTAAGTATCTTTGTCGGATTATCGACCATTCGCACCACCTATATACCGGCGCACAGCAAAAACGGTACGGACGTAAACCAGCGACTCATGATTGATGCATTCTGCAACTTACCCGGCCTGGAAAATGATGGAAGAGGACGCGCGGACGTCTACAACTTTACCGTATGGAACAAAATGGCCGACGTGGGCGCGAAAAGCCTGAGCAGGGGAAAAGACTTCTCCTGTGTATGTGTGCCCCAGCTGTATGATGGACGGGTATTTCAACCCAGCACCGTACAAGGACAGCCGGGAACGATGGTGACCAAAGCGGACGGCACCCCGCTCACCACCAAGAAAGTCGGGTTTAAGATGATCCCCGGATGGATCCTATTCGGTGCGGAATCACAAAAACATATCCTGGAGGAAATCCAGGCCGGCCAGAGGCCCATTGGGTGGAACCTGCCAGGAACAGCTGATTACCAGGAGTGGCAGGCCGAGCTCGAAAAACGCCGAAATATGCCATTCAATCCCAATTCACCGGTATATGGATATGCAACCGTGGAAACACCCAGAGGCGCCGGTATCGGTCCGTTCCAGGGAAAAGGAAATGCGATCGATGGAAATAATACGAATGAACTCATGACCGGGCTGATGACAATGCTGCGGGCACAGGCAGGAGGAGCGGCGGTCGAAAATGCCAACGCAGGTGTGGATATCCAAGCGCTCTTAAATGCGGCCAAGCAGACTGGAACACCGGTGGATCAGCCGAAACCCTCCAGATTCTTTCAGGTGGGCGTATAATCATTTTATTTTATATATAAATATAATTGATTAAAGTAATACTCAGGTGAACCTTTATTTAGAGGTTCACCTGGGTTTTTTTATTCATTAATAAATAGTAACCGTTTTTATTTGACACGGAGGAAGTATGCAAATAAAAATACATTGGTATAATAGTAACACAATGCAACACATTAGAGAAAGCAATCTCACAACGGACCGGAAGCTTGGATCACCTATGATGATAAAAGACTACATCATAGATAATGCAATACGATTTCTAAATGAACACGCACTTGTTGTAGTAGAGGGTGAAAAGCCATTCTTTATCACCAGCGAGGAATTAGAAGAAGGATATATGACTGCTGTTGGAACTGAATTTTATAATGATCAAGGGGAGGAGATATCTCGGCAAACTCTTCGAATCAAAGGGAAAGTTACAATGAGAAAGATAATGGAACGCTCTTCGGTAGTACCTCCGCCCTTCGGACCGGCCAAGTTTGCAGTCATAAAACGTGAAGGAAAACCCAACAAATTGGTGAGTATAAAATGAAGATTATACTGGATTATTTTGAACCAGCAGGCAATTGGTATGCCCGAGGAGAGTATGACACGACCAGACGTGACATTTCACAAGTGGTCTTAGAAGTAAAAGATATGTTTGCTTCTAATGTAGCTCCGGGCTTGTTAGGTATGAATGATCGCCTAGCTACTTTAATAACCATACCAGACGAGAATTGTACGTATTTATTACCGCCACGGAATTGGAAATTTATAGAACTGGGGGAAGAAGAAAACCAAGTAAGAGAAGAACTGATGAAGCGAGTGTCGGGCGACAAAGGAATAGATGCCGCGGCATATTTATTTGACTTGATAGATGACTTAAAGAGAAGGGTAACTGAAGCTGAGCAACGAACTAATTATACAGAAGCGACTAGTCGAAAAAATTCGCATGGAGCTGGATAAATATGGTTACAAAGCTGGCGGTGGGAGATGGGTGCAGGGAACAAAAGGTTATGGGCGCCTCTCTCCCTACGCTTGGAAAACTATAGTACAATTTATGCACAAAATATTAGATGATGTGGTGAAAGAAATTGAAGCCGGGCCATCAGAAGAAATAATTATTGAAGAAGATATCAGCCTACAGGCCCGGAAAAAAGGAGTTGATGTAAGAAAAGAATGGAACAAGAAATAAAATGTCCTCATTGTGGTAAACTACATAAATACTCAAACATGTCGATTGAATATATCAATACAGAAAGACCAAAAAGACACATATCTATTTGTGAACACTGTAAGAAATACATAAGGATAGAAATAGGTTATGAACCAACAATAAGGAGAATATATTAATTCTCTTTATTATTATAGTAATAATATAGTATACCATACTCAATAGCTCTATTTATTGCTTCCGAGATACTACAATCTAATTCAGCGGCAAACTCCTTAATAGTGTCCATCATCTCTTCAGTAGCTCGGAAACTCATAACCTTAGGTCTTGGTTCTTTATACATCTTTTTGTCCTTTCATTTTGTATACATTTTGTATACATTTTATTTTGTATACATTTTGTATACATTTTATTTTGTATACATTTTGTATACATTTTGTATACATTTTATTTTGTATACATTTTGTATACATTTTATTTTGTATACATTTTGTATACATTTTATTTTGTATACATTTTGTATACATTTTATTTTGTATACATTTTGTATACATTTTGTATACAAACAACATAATCATTTTTTTCAATTTGTCAAGTGAGAAAATGCAAAAAAGAATAGACCCAAATAAAGCATATAGACGATTCAAATTAAAAGAAAAATCGCTGAAAAGAGAAGAGTTATATTACATATCCCATGGTGTAGGTATATACACAACAGAATCAATAACCACTGAAGTTCTAAATTATATTATTAATATTACAGAGGCTTTACCATATATACTTACACTTAGTAAAATCACTATAGATGTTGCAGGAGACGTAGTTTACTATCATGGTACCAATCAAAAAATACTATATATAGGTACTTTTCACAATCTCGCGTCGGATGAGTATAGGGAACGTCTAATAAGAGAACTGATAGAACGAACAAAACCACCTGGAATAAGTCTATCTTTCGAATAAATACAACAAAATCAATAAATTATACAATAAAATGCCTAAAATAACCACAAAATCACCAAAATCGGACCCAAATGAACGATTTTTGCAAGAAAAACAACGAATTGTGATAAAATCTGCTGATTTTAGCAGAAAAACCTATAGCTGTACGATACTTGATATACCTGTATTCTCTAACATGCCATTACTAACAAATGATATATTATTACTAAGAAGATACATATACAAACGCAATCACCTTAGAAGATTCATTGATTCTATCCACGTAACATATGGAGATACTGAATCATTTAGGATAATAGGCACCATAACGATAACCCATTCTCATAGGTCTATGGAGGAAATGCTAAATGCCTAATCAAGCTTTCATTGATTCTAAGAAAATTCCGCGGCCGGGCCGGCCAATAATAGACTTCGATAGGCGCTATTCCGCTAGAGAATATTTGAATTTATTATATATAGCGGAATATTTACCTGAATATAGAGTAATAGCTATATATATAAGAGAACATGCAATATCATTTGATTTTACTCGCGCGCAACGAAATTATATGCTAACTATACCAAATATAAAACCTATTGATTTAACTCCGGATATATTAATAGCCCATATGATTGAAGATGGAATGCCCTTTACTTAACATATACATCTATCCGGTTCTATATTAACTATAATTCTAACTAATACTATACTAACTATTCTATACTAACTACTCTATACTAATTACTCTATACTAACTATATGATATTATTATATATTATTATATAAATCCCATCGAAAAATTCACCGCTGAATCATCAATTATTTCAATTACTTCTGAGTGTGGAAAATCGCCTCCCTACAAGCT